TTAAGCCATTCGCTTTTTAGCCTGGGGGCGTAGCCTCCGGGCTTTTTGTCGTGTACAATTGCGAGACTATTAACAGGAGGCTAAACGATGACTAATATCAAGGCCCGCAAGGGTGGTTCAAGCAAGCCACGTACTCCCGTAGAAATGCCAGATAACCTGATCTCAAAAGATAAGATCAAGTTATTGCTTGCTGTTTCGGATGGCGAGGTGGTTAACGACTTCAGCCTGAAGCAGTTGCATTTTGGCGGCGTCCCGGTTCAGAACGAGGATGGAACATTCAACTATGAGGGCGTGATTGCAGAGTTCCGCCCCGGCACGCAAACGCAGGACTACATTCAGGGCTTCAGCGAGTCAAGTGCTGAATTCCAGGTTGCTCGTGAAGTAACTCACAACACGCCTTATACGCTTACCGTATCGAACAAAAATCTGTCTGCTATTCGCTTTCGCCTGTTATGGCCGCGCGTGCTGACTCAAAAAGATAACGGCGATATGGTCGGATCTGTTGTTGAGTACAAGATCGAGATGGCGGTAGATGGTGCAAGTTATCAGACCTACCTAACTGGCAAGATTGACGGTAAGAACACGACTGGCGGTTACGATCGGAGCATTCGCGTTAACCTGCCGCAAAACTTCACGTCGCAGGTGCTTATCCGCGTTAGTCGAGTAACGCCGGACGCTGACGGGGTGAAAGTTGTCGACGCTTTCCGGGTTGAATCCTACGCTGAAGTTATTGATGCAAAATTCCGCTACCCGTTAACGGCCATGCTTTACGTTGAGTTCGATAGCGATCTGTTCCAGAACCAGATCCCCACTATCTCACTCAAAAAGAAATGGAAGATTATCCAGGTTCCGAGCAACTACGATCCGATTAATCGCACGTACTCCGGGACGTGGAACGGTGTTTTCAAGTGGGCGTGGAGCAATAACCCGGCATGGGTGCTTTATGACCTGATCATGAATCAGCGCTATGGTTTAGACCAGCGCGAACTTGGCATCCCGGTTGACAAGTGGTCGTTGTATGAGGTGGCGCAATACTGTGATGAGCTTGTGCCGGACAATCGCGGCGGGATGGAACCGCGCTATTTGATGGATGTAGTTGTTCAGTCGCAGGTTGAGGCGTTCCAGTTGGTAAGGGATATTTGTTCCGCGTTCCGTGGAATGACGTTCTACAACGGTGAAAGCCTATCGATTATCGTCGATAAGCCGCGCGATCCGGTGTACCTGTTTACGGCTGATAACGTCGTTGACGGCGTTTTCGTTCGGACGTTCCCAAGCGAAAAGACGATGTACACGTCGTGCAACGTCATGTTCGACGACGAAGAAAACCAGTATGAACAGGATGTTGAACCAGTGTTCAACCCGGACGCAGCCATGCGATTTGGCCACAACCCAACGAGCATTACAGCGATCGGGTGTACCAGAAGGACGGAGGCGAACCGCCGTGGGCGTTGGATTCTGCAAACGAACCTAAGCGCTACAACCGTTTCGTTTTCTACTGGTCTGGAAGGTATGATTCCTTCTTGCGGCGATGTAATTTACGTTGCAGATCCGCACTGGCAATCTGCCTTTAACCTGGTGCTATCAGGCCGCGTTATGGAAGTATCTGGCGTGCAAGTGTTCCTTGCCTACCGCTGCGACGCAAAGGCTGGCGATACTCTGATCCTGAATACCGACGACGGCAAGCCTGTGCGCCGCACAATCGCCAGCGTTTCGGCGGACGGTAAAACCCTAACGCTAAACGTGGGATTTAATTTTGACGTTGCGCCGGACAGTGTATTCCTGATCGAGAGCGATCAGCTTGCAGCGGAACAGTATGTAGTAACCAGGATTGAAAAGGGTAGTGATGACGACGAATTCACCTTTGCCATCACGGCTACGCAGTACGATCCGAACAAGTATGACGCGATCGATAATGGGGTAATTACCGATGGCCGACCAACTTCGGTTGTCGACCCGGATTCAATGGGCGCTCCGAAAGACTTAACGATTAGCTCTTTCTCCCGCATTGTTCAGGGGATGAGCGTCGAAACGATGGTGATCGGCTGGTCTGCCGTGCAGTATGCAAAACTGTACGAGGTGCAATGGCGCAAGGATGGGGGTAACTGGAACAACGTTCCGCGCACTGCGACAACGCAGGTTGATATCGAAGGCATCTATGCTGGCGAGTATCAGGCCCGCGTGAGGTGCATTAGCGGTGGGAATGTAGCGTCTCCGTGGTCTGAATTGGCAACCGCCACACTGACCGGGAAAGTCGGAGCGCCAAAAGGCCCGATTAACCTGTTTGCGTCGGACAATGAGATCTTCGGCATTCGAGTTAAGTGGGCTATGCCGGAAGGAGCGGAAGACACGGCATACATTGAGCTTTACCAGTCGCAAAGCGGAACCGATCAGGACGCAAGCCTGCTTACTCTGATTCCTTACCCGGCGGCTGAATACTGGCACTCAATTTTGCCCGCTGGCTACGTGAACTTCTACAAAGCCAGAAGCGTAGACCGTATCGGCAACGTTTCAGCGTGGACTGATTACGCTCGCGGCATGTCGTCGACTGACGTTAACATCATCACAGATGCGATCCTGGATGAAATCCTGGACAGCGACGCGATGAAAGAACTTCAGGAGAGTGCGCAGGATAGCGCGGCAAAACTCAATGACTACGCGAACAGCATCATTCAAAACGCTTTGGCGAATGATGCGGACGTCAGGGTTATGCGCAAGGAGAACGGCAAGAGGAAGGCTGAGATCGCGCATACTACCGTGCTGATTGCCAACGAATCAGAAGCGAGGGCGGCTGAAATTACGCAACTTAAAGCGCAGATTGATGAAGATATCACGTCGCAGATTACGATCCTGAACGAAGCCCTGGCGACGGAAAGCGAGACGCGAGCGACGCAAATTAACCAATTGCAAACGCAATTTGGCGAGGATATGGCCGCCGGGTTCACGCAGGTTAACGAAGCTATCGCAAACGAGAGCGAGGCGCGGGCAACATCCGAAGCGGCACTAGATGCCAAAATCGGGCAAAACTCCGCAGCGCTAGATCAGAAACTCGACTCGTGGGCAAACGTTAATGGCGTTGGTTCCATGTATACGATGAAGCTGGGCTTGAAGTACAACGGACAGGAATATAATTCCGGGATGGCGCTACAGCTTACAGCGCAAGGTAGCAGCATTGTTTCGCAGGTGCTGTTCATTGCTGATAGATTTGCTATCATCCGTAATGCGGCGTCGGGAGCGTACACGCTACCGTTTGTTGTGCAGAATGACCAGGTTTTCATGAATAACGCGCTTATTCAGGATGGTTCTATTACCAACGCGAAGATCGGTAACTTCATTCAGTCCAACAACTATGTTTCAGGTAGTCGAGGATGGTCAATAGACAAAAACGGATTCGCTGAGTTAAACGAGGTAACAGTGAGGGGGACAATCTACGCAACTGATGGTATCTTTAAGGGTACAGTACAGGCAGACAGGTTCATTGGTGATATTGCCGTAGCAAAACGCTATGACAGCATGACGCTACGCAGAAACCAGACTGTTCAGCGTAACGGGCACTACCAAAACAGGGGCTATGGAATGACCGTAGTTCTTTCCTGTACGTTGGTATGTGAGACTTACGGAAACGGAAACTCACAGCTTGGTTATACCGTTGATGTTACGTTTAATATCGGTGGTCAGCAGGTGGTACGCCGAATTTACATTGATGCTGGCAACATTGTTTATGGCACAACAGCGGTAGAACTTCGATTCGCTGCCGACCTTGCCGCTGACAACAACAATGTTAGCTTCTTCATCAAGGCTACCGGGCGCGATGCCGTCACCGACTATACCGTTACTGTCGACAACATCACAGCAACCGCATTCCGCACAAACTCAAATAGCTTTACATAATAAAAAGGGGCCATTCGGCCCCTTTTGTGTAATGCTCGACTATCAAAGTTTTTATCACGACACCATAAATGTACTGGCGCTTTACCATAAAAAACCCCGCCGAAGCGGGGTTTTCATCTACGCTAACCGTTGCAGTGAACGGTTGGCGTTAATTGTTTAATATTCTACTTTAATTTAGCTACTCATAAATCCATTTGCTTTCAAAGATGCAAGTAGTGAGTTTATAACCTCGTTCACTCCAGCTACATCTGTAGCTGAACTCGCAGGTATTGATGGCATTTGCGTTGTATTATCACCAACTCTAAATCTATCAATAGCTACCGAGTATGGCGGTTCAAATTGCCCATATCTACCTAAGTCATTGTATACAGCATATATTTTAAGGAAGAACCTTTTATTATATGCAAAACCAGACATGAAGTGCGATCTAAGTGAGCCAGTGTAATTGGCACTGTTAACAAATCCATATCTTATTTTCTTCGCACCTGTCGGAACATCAAACCTAACGAATCCACTTATCGGGAACGTTGAGTTAAAGCTTTGAGGCGAATACCAGTTTGATGACAAAACAGACCCACTGGCATCAAGCGCCTGAATTATAAACCTCCCATCACCTGAGTTTGCATAAGTCGTTTGAATGAATATGTATTTAATTTCATCCAATGCGTTTGATTCTGTTACTGATCCTCCAAACTCAGAAACAGAAAACTCATTGTATAGATGCATAGGTGTAAGCGGTTCGTTATGGTTGCTTAGATAATTAAGCCTGAAACCGTTGTTCAAGTCAGTTGAACTATACATTGCTCCATTGCTCCACATTTTTCTTGTGTGAGGGACATTTGAACCAGTGCTTGGTGTTAGCCCTACAATTTGTGATGTTTCATTGTGAATAAGAGATGAAACATCAAGTTTATTTGACATGTTATCAAATGCGACACTGTTTATCCCAAGCCGCGAGTTAACAAGCCTTGGGTGTATTACTCCAGATATTCTGTTTGTTGCCAATCCATTAGCATCCCATACGTTATATTTTAATGCCTCGTCTGGAGTGAACCCACCAATCTCATAATTATATGTGTTATTCATGAGTTTTATTGTAGATAGCGTCTTGATTTTGAATATGTGCGGGCTATCTATTTTAAAACCAGGGCATGATGACACAACTATTGCAGCGCCAGAAATATCCTTTAAGTAATTTGACTCAATAGCATCAATATTATCAGCCGTTATTGCTGTTCCGTCAGTTGTGAAGCCATTAATGTCCTCCAGATCAGTTCCGTAAATTATGAATGAATTACATTGTGTTATAGTTGCTAGTGATGTATTGCGCGGGCTCCCATGTCCTGATAACTGACCGCCAATGTACTGAACGTTGCTTAATCCTTGGAAATAAGCCTGGCAACCAACATCATTAACACTATCCATTACTTTGATATATTCATTTTTCGTTGTCTTATATGTCGCACCAAGAGCAAAACTGGTTGGCCCATTCCCGTTGCAAATTGTGTTGAAAAAATGTACTGGTGCGCTATGTCCATATTCCTGCCCTTCTTTAAAAGACTCAATGAATATACCTTGAAAATAGTTTGATTGCGCCCTGCAACTATGAAATTCAATCTGATTGATACATTCAGGTTCGCCAACATAGAAACCCCATCTGAACGTGTCTACATAGACGTGCTCCAATACTAATTTCCTATTGTCTCCTACGCTTCTATCAAAGTTTATCCCCTTCCCTAAATATGAGTTAGAAAAGCAATTTATGCTTGATATTCTTCCAGCCGAGCATCCGCTTATGTTCATGAAGGCGTCAGTTTTTGGGTTAGCCTTGTTTGATGGGTTGTGATAAAAAACAGTCCCAGGACGGCCTTCGATATGGATTGGCCCTGTTATTCTTAATGTATCTGAACTTTCAAAATAGTATGTTCCTGTGCTAAGATTTAATTTGAAAGATTTACTAATTGCAAGATTGAAAGCGGCTTGCATCATTGCTGTGTTATCAAAAAGTTCAGCAGGTAAAACGTTAAAGTTTGGTGGTGGTGTTGCAGTAGTTTTACAACCAAAATCCTCGGCTGTAAATGAATTATTATTTACCACTCGTGTCCAATAGTACCCAGGGCCAGCAGCGATATACCCACCATCGTCAGTGGCCGTTCCTATGCTACTGATAAACTCACCACCGCCTGTTGGCATTTTATTTTCCGCCGCCCAACCATCATAATACGATGTAAGCAGAACATGCTGACCAGACTTTTTAGGTTTCAAGTTACGTAGAGCAGCAAATGAACTGACGCGACCGATGGAGTCAAATCCGTCAGGTTGCGCCAAAACAACCAGCGTTGATTGATCTCCAGCGTTGTCAATGATCTGCTGAATTTGGTCTCTTGTAGTCTCCGCTGCAACCTCTGAATTTTTTGCCGCATTTTCAGAAGATTTTGCGTTATCCTCTGAAGTTTTTGCCTTACTTTCAGACGCAGCCGCAGCCGCAGCGCTTGATTCAGCAGATTCAGAGTCTGCCTTAATTTGGTTGGCAAGGTTTTGCAGTGAATCAAAATCAAAGCTCTTAAAGAACTCTACCGCATCAGCAATTACTGTTTCTTGCGACTGATAGTGGCGCAAGGTTTCAGCAACATCTTGCGCCAGGCCGTCAACGGTCAGCGAGTCGCTTAACAGGATCGCGTAGTCAGTAGACGCTACGACAGCGCCGCTTGTGGTAATTGCTTTAATTTCCGTGTCACTTACCACCTTGTTTACGACGGCCATTTGAATCGGTGACGACAAAAACATAATCGTCGCGCCGGGGCGAATCAGCGAAAGCGATGATTGCCATTTTGTGCCAGTGCCGGTAACGGTTCCGTCTGCGGCCATAGCCGCTTTACCTTCTCTGTATAGTGCCATTTTTTTATCCTCTTAGGTTGATTGAGTAACGCAGATAATAGCATTAATGAACAGATAAAAAAAGGAGTCTTTCGGCTCCTTTAGTTGTTAAATCAGAATGGGATATCATCATCGAAATCCATTCCCGGATTCCCACCGCTGTTTTGCGGTTTAGGGTCTTGCTGCGGCTTCGGTTTCTGAGGTTGACCCCAACCACCTTGCTGATTACCGCCGCCCTGCGTTGGTTCGCGCTGGCTGAATTCCAGTTGCGGCATGATCATTTCATTGTGGCTGTAAATTGTGCCGTTGTGCTCGCGGTTCACGATCTGAAGCGTCCGACAGGTGACGCTAATCACCTTATCCATTTGCAGCGCTTCGTCGTACCACTTAATCATGTTTTCTTTTGCAAAGAAAACGGCGCGGTAGTTCGTGTAAATTGTTTCGTCCTCGCCATCACGATTGCGGATCTTCATCCGCTCCGACAGGTCTACGGCGTACATTTTCCACGGCCCGTTATTGTTGCTGCCCTCTTTGACATAAGGCGCTTTTCTGATTACCCCTGTTACAACATGCATTGTCATTCCTATGGGGCGGTTTCCCGCCCGGTTAAATTAGTTGAAAGATGAAATATCTTGCGCTTCTGGTTCAGGTTTTGATTCTACCTTTTCCGGCTCGCGCTTCGCAACCTCTTGCGGTTTACCAGGGTTAAAGCCGTTCGCCGGGGTGACTTTCAGTTCTGCCTGGCGTTTGGTGATATCGTCTTCAGTCATTTTCCACTCCGCAGGCGTTAACGTTTGTTTTGCCATCTTATAGATCTCACGAAGCGATTCGAGATCTTCGCACGCGTCAATGCGTTTTTTGAAGTCTTTCGGTGTCATTTTCGTAATTTCTGCATCATCATCAGCCTGCTTGATACCGAGCGCTGCGGCCAGCGCATAACGGCGGGCGTAAGATGTTGTTGAACCGTATGCTTGTTCGACGGTTTTACTGATCGGCATATTGTACTGAAACGCCATGAACTCGCCGCTTTCATGCAAAAACATCGTTTCGAGGTGCATCACCTTTTCGGTGCTCGTATCCATCATGGATTGAATGACCATAATTTTGTTCTTCTCCAGCGCCGGGGAAATAGCGTCTAGGATATCCCCAAGATTCGCATAGGTGTTCCCAAGATGGTTGTTCTTACCGCTTTTCTTTGCGGCCACGAAGCCAGATTTTGCCTTGATTAATGCGGCTGCGATGGTGGTAAATTTTTCAGATGTACGCATGATAAAGTTTCCTTTTCCTGATTGGTAATGCGCACTATATCACAAGTGCGCACCAGTGTTTAGCTATTTGTGCCGTATACGTCCGGGAACATGTATTTCACAAACTGAGGAGTCGGCAAAACAACTTCCGCCGCGTTTGACTCATATGATGGCCATGAATCGTGCTTCACGCATTCAGCATACTGATGAATCACGCTTTGATACTGTTTGCGACCGATCTCGATCTGCTGGCTGGTCAGGGTGAACGCCAGCGGAGCAAACGGTGATTTTTTCTCCTGCGTTAGCAGTCTGACAACTACCGGGCGTTTTTCGTTGTAAGTCTTCACGAACAGATCGCGCTGCAATGCCATCTTGAGATAGTAGCCCAAGTTGAAGGCGAGTCGCCCGAAATCGTCAGGCTTGGAAGATTGCGTGGTTTTGTAGTCGGTAATCACCACGACCTCGAAAACCTCATCCGGGTTGAACCCCCACTCCTTGATTAGTTCGGGATCGGAAACAACATCAACATGATCAAGTCGAACCTTAACCTTGACGCCGAAGATCTCACCGAAGATTGACAATTCACGCTGTGCGCTAGGCGATTCGATACATGCGGCGTGTCGCGGGTTAGCCAGCATCACGCTGCGCATTTGAACAACGGCATCGAAATCAACATCCTTAACCAGCTTGCGCCCGGAGTTCATCGCGGCGCTTTCGTCGCAAAGTTCAATCGCCCACCAAACATTTACGTCAATCCCGGCGCGATATGCCATTTCCAGAAGTTCCGGGTAATCCTTGTTGGACGTCCCAATCAGGCCACACGCTTTCAGCTTCGCAGACAGTGCCGACTTCGACGTAATCAGATCCTTAACTTCACCCGGAGCAGTCGCCCGTAGGTACTCACCATTAAATTTTGCCGTCTCAAGCATACAGGTATGCGAACAGGTTCCGAACGCCAGCGCGGCGGTTTCCTCACGCACCTTGAATTTCCAGTGCGCCGGGGATGTTGCGTAAATCTCGCCGAGGCTTGAGCCGCTAACGTACTCCGCGCACCAGGAATCAGGATCGTGATATTGCTCGTTGGTCAATTCACTGCTGGTGTATGCCCTGAAAATTGCTTCAGCCATTGATATTGCTCCATTTGTGGTTTCGTTGCGTTAAGTATACGCATGACGATTCCCGGCGCAAGTCAAAAAGTGCTATCCGCAGCTGGTCAAAAAATGAGCGAAATTTACGTAAGATTTAGTAAGATGCATCTTACGTGATTTTTCCTATATATTTCATCGAGCTAATGCAAATCGGTAAGGTGGTAAGATCCCTATAGGTAAATATCCATGAAAAATCTGGCGCGAAATCCAGCGAAAAAAGACACGTACCCCGGAGAAATCTTACCAAGATAAGTATAGAGAGATAGAGTAATAATAATAATATCATTATTTATCATATACTTACTATCTATATATGGCGGGTAATTGGTTAAATTTTGCGCGAAATTTACGTAAGATTCATCTTACTAAATCTTACCTAAAGTGGTTCGACAAGTTGCAAGTCACTGAATTTCAGGCATAAAAAAAGGTAAGACTGATTTTCTCAATCTTACCTAATTTCTGGTCAATATTTAATCAGAGAAGCGACGATGCCTTGTATAACTTACGCTCAAAGCCGAGCTTGAAGTTGTCACCGTTCGGAACTATAACCTTTAGATCCCGATCGTCGGCAGCCGCCAGCATATCCCGATCTCCACGACGGCAAACTACCCGCATTTCTCGCTTACCTTCTCCGCCCTTGCCTTTATACCTGTACGCCACGATCTCGACGTTTGAAGGTATGATGCAGGCCCAAACGTCGCACTTGAACGAACTGGCAATATTGAAGTGCATCGCCTCAATCCAGGATCGAGCAAGGTAAATCGGCCCGTTACCGTCGTCGCTCTGATTGGTCACTATCACAGATCCGAAGGTCAGATCTCCAGCTAACATCTTCTCCCTGCCTTCTTCATCAATGAACAGGATATTGCAATACTCATCATCCAGCCCATCTTCATGCACGAGTTGCATCGGTAGCGCGTGAATTAGCGCCTGTCTGCCGTTCTCGTGAGTTTTTACGCCAACATGATATGATTTGATATGCTCATTTTCAATGCCCTCATAGAGCGTTACAGGCGTGCTATCGACGGCCTCCGTTCTGTTTAAAACTGCCAGCACTCTTTCATGATCTGCCATCTTGCCGTAGTCATACCCGTTATCACGAGCGACCTGCTTGTTTCTCTTGACCACGTATTCCTGCGGAACCTTGCCGAGATAGCGCCCAAGAATGTTGATGCACTCGCTATACGGCTGGCCGCTTAACTTCATTAACCAGCCGATCCCCTTATCAGCACCGCAGCCGCCACAGTATGCGCCGCCGTCGCCGCGCGTTTCTAACTTGTCAGTCCAGCGGAATCGGTCTTTGCCGCCGCAGTTCGGGCAGTCCTGATGCTTGCCGTTGAAGTATCGAGAGTGGATGCCGCAAATGTTCTGTAACGCTTCGCGCCACATGCCAGCCATGTACGGCAAAACCTCTTTTTCATCGTAAAAATCCACGTCGTTACCTCCAAATAAAAAAACGCCTACACGAGAATGATAACCCGGCAGGCGTTTAGTGTTTAGACAAATTGTGCTATCGGACTACGCGGAGCATTTCCCGGCGGTCGCATCGGCGCGTAACTGGCTTTCCGTTGCTGTCAAACCTTAAATCTGGTCGACAGAATGAGGCGCGGAAACCTTTGCAATTGTTCCGGCGGTAGCTCTTGTGTACGAGATAAGCGCCATCGGCTGAGATCATGCCGCGCTTACGCCACTGCTGAACAACCTGGATACTAACTCCCAACTCTTTTGCCGTTCCAGCGATGCCGCCGAAGGCATCAATAACCAGCTCCATCCGCGCAGCCAACCCGGCGCGAACCTCATCCTTCAGCACGTAGTAACCAGTCGGTCGCTTGCGTTTCTTCTTATCTTTCCCGCGCGATGTTCCGTTATTGCCGTTCAAGGTTCGCTTATCAATCTTTGCCATTTGTTCCATAATTTAACCCTCATAGCATTTTTTGTTAAACCTGATAAAATGTTCCATGTATTATACACGCAACTATGCGAATGACAAATTAGGATTACCCATGCTCACAATTGAACAACAAATTGAAGCCTACGCAGACAAGATCCCGTTAATACAAAAGCGGTTCACCGTCGGAAATATCGTTCCTTACCCGTATCAGGCGGTTGCGTATATTGAGACCGCGAAGCGGATCGCAAAATATGAACATCCTTTTTACATTAAGGCTTCGGTTTCCGCCGGGAAAACCATCATGATCGCCATGCTCGCAGCGCAGTGCAAGGCAATGAACTTACCCATGATGGTTCTTGCTCGCCAGGCTGAGATCGTGAAGCAGGATTCCGAGGAGATCAGTAACCTCGATGTTCCCAACTCCGTTTATTGCGCCGGGTTAGGCACGAAGGCCGCATACTTCCCGATCGTCGTCGGATCTGAAGGGACGGTGGTTAATGGCCTGTTTAAAATGCTGGGCGACTACGTGCCTTCAGTTCTGGCCATTGACGAATGCCACCAGGTTGACTGGCAAGATCTGGCGGAAGCGATCGCCAACAATGAATCGTTCGAGTACATGAGCAGGCCGAAAGATAAGCCGTATCGCGTGAACGGGGAATTGGTCGATGCCGACCACCCATACGACGAAAAATTCGACGACGTAGAATTCGGCGGCGGTCGCACGCAGTACACGATCGTCATTTGCGAGTTAATGCGGAGGTGCATTGAGAAGACAGGGCGAGAACTTCGCATCGTCGGTTATACGGGTTCGGAGTTTCGCGGGGTGATTCCCATCTTACAGGAAGACAAGACGCAGCCGGGATTCTGGCGCGAGCAGATCACCGACATTAACACAAACTATCTTGTCGAGTTCGGATCTGTAGTTCCCACCATCTTCGGTGACACCGAGGCGGATGGGTTGGGGTATGATCTTTCAGAATTCCACGGCTCCAGTCAGGACGGTACGCAGGATTTTAGCGCGGAAGAATTGCGCAAGATGGAAAAGAAAATCCATGAATCCGGCGAGATGACGAAGCTGATTATGCAAAAGGTCGTGGAGCGTGCGAAAACCCGAAACGGCGTTCTGATAACTTGCGCTGGCCAGCGGCATTGCAAGGAAGCGGCGAGCTATCTACCGCCGGACGCAACATACGCGATCATCACCGAGAAGACCAACTCGAAGAAACGCGGCGAAATTTTGGATAAGGCGAATCGCGGGGAGATTAAATACATCTTCCAGGTGATGGCCCTTACCACTGGCGTTAACGTTCCGTTTTGGGATTTTTCGGTGATATTGCGCAAGATAGGATCGCTTACGTTGCTTATTCAGCTTTTGGGGCGCGGTATGCGACTGCTAAAAGACTGGCAAAAACAGCCGCCTTACTCGTGGGTAAAGGAAGACCATTTAGTTTGGGACTTCGCCGGGACTATGGACGATTTGGGCCAGCTATATTTCGATCCGATTCTTGAGCAGGCGCAATACCAAAGACGCAAGAGCAGCAAGAACGGCCCGAAAATTTGCCCGGTATGCAAGGGAGAAAATAGCGAGTACGCCCGCCGATGCATCCACAAAGACAGCAACGGTAATCGTTGCGAATACTTCTGGATCTCGCAGCGCTGCGAAGACCAGAAAGACCCACGAACAGGGAAGATTAAAGTAAAAGGGTGTTACGCTGAAAACGATATTGTTGCTCGCCAGTGCAGATGCTGCGGGGTGCAGCTTAAAGACCCCAACGACAATCTCACCGGGAAGCACTATACGCAAAATGACTGGTATGATGTTGTCGGGTTCGATATCGGCTTGACTCGCAATCAGTCCGGGATCATCTTCAATTACGTGTTACTGAACCATGACGGCGAGCGATTCACCGCAAGGGAAAAGTTCTTCCCGGAATCAGAGAATCAGATTTGCGGCAAGTTGTGGCGGCAAAAGGCAGTCTTCCAGCACGTTAGCGACGCGGTAATGCGCGGCAAGTTGGGTGGCATGAAAAACGCCCGCAAGATCCTGGAGTATGCGGAATACTTCCGCGCTCCGAAGCGTGTAACTCATCGCATCAACGGCAAGAAGGAGGACATTATTTCCCGCAAAGACTTTGGAGGCGAGGAGTGATTACAGATAAAGGGGATTACCTCGAATATTACGGCGGGCCTGTAAAGGCTTGCCCACTTGAGAAAATCGACCAGATGAACAGCGTTTCGTGGCTGCGGCATGAATACCCTGATTATCTGTTTTGGCATACGGTTAACGAAGGGAGCAAGCACAAAGCGAGCGCAGTTATCGATCATCAAATGGGGTTGCTGAAGGGTGTTAGCGACATTCTGATCCTGATTGGGTTCGGTGGCAAATACCCGTTCGCAGCCATTGAGCTAAAGCGCCAGGGTAAGGCGCAGGCGTCGCCAGTGAGCAAGGAGCAAAGGGAATTCCTTGCTGCCGTCAGGCGTCGCGGAGGATTCGCCGCCGTGGCCTATGGCTTCGAGCAATTCAAGATCGCTTTCTGCGATGCCATAAAATAGCACTTTTTGTTAAAACCGCCCGGCGAAAGCCGGGTATCATTTCCCCATCGAAACGAAGAACGGAGTGTTGAAAATGAAAAAGATGCTGGCTTTAGTTGTTCTGTCTCTTGGTCTTATTGGTTGCAGCGAAAAACCGAAAACATATGATTGCGGGGGTGAAGCGTTCGAGGTAACTAGCAAATATATGAAAGTTGTAAAGGGTGAGAAATCTGGCGTTATAATTGATGGCGCTGGCGAAAATCAATATAAACTGCTTACTCCTTTTGGGTACGCTCATTATGAAGTCAACAAAAACACTATTGATGTTAGTGTGGGCGCTTTTCATAATACCTTAACCTGCGAGGTTAAATAATAATGGCAAAAGATATCGCAGACAAAGAAACTCGTGACGCATTCACCACGTTTGAGCAATTGGAGCGCAAAACGTTTATTGGCAATGCCCTTGCTACTGGCGGACACTATCAGGCTGTCAGGCCCGACAAGTTTTACCAGGTAACAGGCAACCGATACGCAGGGAGCAAAACGCCTGATATCGTGCGCGATAAGTGGGCGACCGATCGCAGCCTGATTGCGTACATGGAAGAGCGCTATGGCAATTACGATCTTGATGCCGCCGCAGACCGAAGCAACGCAGTTTGCCCGAAGTTCTACGACGAAAAAACTGATTGTCTTAAACGCTGGTGGGGTAAAAACAAGCACGTTTGGCTTAATCCCCCGTATTCGTTTCCAGATCCGTTTATACTCAAGGCCATTGAGCAAATGGAGCATGATAACCAGATCGACATTCTTCTACCAGGTGACAATTCTACGGCCTGGTTTCGTGACGCGCAGAAGATGGCCGCCGAGATTATCTGGATTGTTGCCGATGTTGAAGAGGATGATGACGGGAACCAGTTAAGCCGATCCGGTCGCCTGGCCTTCATCAACGGCCTAAGCGGGAAACCAGTCGACAACAACAACAAGGGCAGCGTGATTTTCATCATGCGAAAACTCAAGCCTGGAGAGGAGCAAAAGACGCTTTACATTCCGGTAAGCGAGATTTGCCCGTCATTAGCTAAAAAGCGTATGCGAAAACGTGGGGTTTAAAATGGAAAAGATCGAGTCTTTTGCTGAATATCTCCGAATCGTTGTTGAGTTGCTTAATAAATATGGCTTCATCGGAACAGACGAGGAGAAGTTAGCCTTTGCTGATACTATTGACGGAACTTACATTGAGTTCATGGATAACGGAATCCCGATGGCTGACTGGCCCGCCATCCTTGAACGCGAGCTACTGGAATTCAGGTCGCACGAAGGCGCTGAGTATTTTGCAAAACAGCACTAATTGCTAAACAATGCCCGCCTTGCGCGGGTATTATTACCCCACCAACCAATCAGGAGCTAACGCCATGAACACCAAAACCATTGCAGACACCATCAAGATCGTACCAGCAAAAGCGCAAGTTGTATCTCGCCACCTGGCTAACCTTTCTCGCCTGTGCATGGCCGACTACATGGCGAACCCTTCAGAGAATGGCCTTGATGGTGTGGTCGGTGAGATTTATTTTCGCGCCGGGTACGGCATTGAAAGCGTGGCCATGTATGAGCAAATGGCCGAAGGTTTTTGCATTTACGGTGACGAATGATGATTGTCGAGACTGGTCGCGCTGCCGTATGGCAGCACGCAAAAGAGGCCGGAATAAGTGATGATATCGTGAAGATCTCAAAGTATTTCGATATCAAAGATATATCAATTGTCTTTGGCGGGAAGTTCACCTATCTACACGAGCGCCCGGTGAAGCGCACGCGAATAGCAGTGGCAACGCGAGCGGAGGCGGACGCGCTGAAGATGTTCATCCACGAGTCTAAGCAGCAGAAGAAATATTACAAGTAGCGGGGAAGTGAAGAATGCGATATATTGCGATCTTATTTACGGCGATACTGTTTACGATCGCAATCATTAACTATGCAATTCAATTGGGATAAATTATGTCACCTAAAATCACAGACGAAGAATTTTTAGCCGCCCGCGAGGAAGGTAAAACCTACCGCGAGATCGCGGAAGAGTTCGGCATGAACATTCGAAGCGTTGAACGTCGCGGAGTTCGCCTGGCACGACAAGGACACCTACACGGAAACGCCCACGTTGCGAAGCATATCCCGGACGGCTTCGGCGTCAAAGGCACATCGACGATGATTCGCGCTGACGGATCCGAGGTCGTCCGGTGGGTCAAGTCGGAAGTAGACCGCGATCGCATGGTTGCGCTTATGGAGGCAGCGCAGGCGGCTTTCTGCGAAGACCTGCCGCGATCCGAACCGCAACCGCTGGATGAATCGAAGTTCTACATTGAAGATCAGCTTGCCCTGTACCCGATCTTCGACCTGCATATTGGGGCGATGGCTCATAAGCATGAATGCGGCGAGAACTATGACACCAGCACGGCAGAGAAGGTTCTAAACCGCTTCTTTGATTATTCCGTTTCGGTTGCTCCGCAATCACAAAAGGCGGTTTTGTTGGTCGGCGGTGACTTCCTTCACAGTGACGGACTGGACGCAGTAACCCCGGCAAGCGGTCACGTTCTCGATCAGGACAGCCGATACGCAAAACTTGTTTATGTTGCCATTCGTTCGCTGCGTCGCGCAGTGTCGCTACTGCTTGACAATCATGCAGAAGTTGAAGTGCAGGTGATTGAAGGCAACCACGACCAGGCCGGAATGATTTGGCTACGCGCAGCGCTGGCGGCGTTCTATGAGAATGAACCTCGCGTTTTTGTTGATGTTAGTCCGGCGATCCTGCATCGCACCTTGTGGGGCAAGACCATGCTGGGCTATACGCATGGCCACACGATGAAAAAGCCGGAAACGCGCCTTGCTGCGATGGCTACCGACTTCCGTAAGGAGTTCGGCCAGTGCGACTACATTTACACGCATTCCGGCCACTGGCATCACCAGACTGTAACGGAACACTCGTTAGGCATTGACGAAGTGCATGGCCAGTTAGGCGCAAAAGATGCCTACGCAGCACGCGGCGGATGGCGATCATATCGGCAGGCTGCGGTGATTCTGTACAGCAAAGAATATGGCGAAGTAGGTCGCTTTATCTATCGCCCGAACATGTAACCACGACGGCCCCGCGAGGGGCCAATAAGGAAAAACCAATGAACAAAAAGTGTATCTGTATTTTCGATCTCGATGGCACGCTTTCAGACGGAACCCACCGCTTGCACCTGCTGCCGAAAAAAGATCTCCACCTTACAGAAAGTTGGAGCGAATTTAATGGCGCATCCATTGGCGACAGCCCAATCCAAAGCACGATTGATGTGGCTAATGCGCTCCATCGTTCCGGAATGATTGTCGTTATCCTGACTGGTAGATCCGATGAGGTAAAGACCGACACTATGATTTGGCTTGACCGCTACGGTGTGAAATATGACAGGCTAATCATGCGGCGGGCAAGCGACAACCGCAAAGACACGATAATCAAGGAGGAAGAATTGCGCAAAATCGGGCTTGAGCGAATTGTGGCAGCGTGGGATGATTCCCCCAATGTTATTGCGCATTTGCGCGGCCTTGGTATTACGACTTACCAGGTCTGCGACTACGGCAACAACCTTCACGATCACTTAAAATCACACGGAGTAGACAAATGAAAAATGTAATCATCCTCAACGGAGCGCCTGGCATCGGAAAGGACACTATCGCGGAAATCATCTCGCGGAAGTGGGAATACAAGACCCTTAGCTTCAAGCAGCCGATGTTTGCCATTGCTCGTGCTATGCTGGGATCTGCTGATTTTGCACGCTTTACTGCCCGATACCACGACCGCAAGCACAAAGAAGTGAAATGCGATTTTTTGGGCGACCGTTCTCCGCGTGAATTCATGATTCACATTAGCGAAAATTTCGTCAAGCCGACCCTGGGCAAAAATCAGTTCGGCAAGTTGCTTTGCGATTCAGCGCTAACTTCGCCGTTTAACTGCATCGTCAGCGACGGCGGATTCGATGATGAGGTGGAGCACGTCGCAGCGCATGATGCACTTAACGTTTTTGTCGTTCGCCTCCACCGCGACGGCATGACATTTGAGGGCGACAGCCGCAAGCACATTCGACGCCCCGATCTGATTTGTGACACGTATCACGAACTTGATTTTGATATGACGACTGGCGAGCCTGAAGACGACGCGCAAAAAATCATTGATATTGTTTCGGATGTTGCATTAAAATTATAAAGTTAATGCCTTTATTATCACCACCTTAACGATTGGGAGCCTTGATGGGTTCCCTTTTTTTTGTTCTTAATTTGGCCTAATGCATATATCATCACCTTACCATTTAACTAACGGAGGTTGCATATCATGCGGGAATTCATCAACGCGGCAACCAATAGCAGCGGAGGTGTTGCCCTTGCGGGATCTGCAACCGGGCAATTAATCATTGCTGCCATTGGCTTATTTTTCATGATTCTTTTCGGTTCTTTCGGCGCATGGTTGCGCTGGCGAGACTCCAAAGCCCTACGTGATGCCCTGGAGGCTGGCGATATCAAAACAGCAATGAAGATCAGGAGCAAATAAAATGGGAATGAAAACGCGGCTTACTTTCGCGGCGGCGGTGGCGATCGCGGTCGCGTTCCTCCCCGAAGTGGAGGACACGAAATACAATGTTTATATGGATATCGCTGGCGTCCCGACAGTATGCGAAGGCATCACAGGCCCGGACGTTATCAAGGGGAAAACCTATACCCGGTCAGAGTGCGACGCGCTTTTAACCAAGCATATCCAGGTGGCGAAGCGAACCGTTGACAGCAAAATCAAAGTCGATGTTCCGGACACCTTCAGGGCGTCGATGTACAGCTTCACGTTCAACGCTGGCGGCGGCGCATATTCTGGCAGCACCATGCTGAAATTAACGAACCAGGGCCGATTGCGCGAGGCGTGCGAGCAGCTATATCGCTGGACGTACTACCGCAACCCGAAAACGGGAAAGATGGAGAAGTCGAAAGGCTTGTATAATCGCCGGGTTCAGGAATATCAACTATGCATTAAGGATCTGAAATGAGCACATTAAACTTTCAACGAGCGCTGGCCATCGGCTTTATCGTGTGGGCGGCTGCCGTCGTTTCCGGTTGCGCGTCAAGCGTCCCAATCCTTTCCGATCTGGTTGGCAGCAAGCCGGATATGACGGCGCAAGTCGGCGCGGAGAACGTGAAACAGGCGGTTGGCGTGACCAACAAAACGGACACCTCAAGCAAGCAGGAGACCACGTTCAAAGAGTCGGCTGTAGGCAAGGTTGACACGTCGAACAAGAAATCCGTGACGACCTCCAGCATTCACGCCAACCAGATCACGGCGGAAAAGATCGAGATTCGTAACGATGAAAGCGGAAGCCTGATTCCGTGGCTGATTGGTGGTGTTGGGGTGGTAATGCTGGCGATCGGGGTGTTCGGCCTTTGGCGGGAGCGAAAAAACAAAGGGGCGTAATGCCCCTTTTTCTATATGTACCGTTTGACGTGCAATAGCGCTACTCCGTCTTCATCGTTAAGACCATGTTCAACCGTGTTGGTTGCGGCCATTCCTTGATAGAGCAAGATGAGCGCGGCACGCAAGTAATTTTCTGGTGTGATCTGTTTCACGCAAACAAGCCTGTGAACTTCCGTTATCAGATCTTCCACCTGGTTTCCCGAAAAGCTGTTCATCACTGAGTTGGTCAAGGCGCATCATCTCCCACATATATCGGTTATCCATCCCATCGAACGACCGGAAATCAAAGCCTATTTCCCTGTTATCCGGCCCCGTACACCACACAGCGCCGTTTTTTCCGTCAAGGTATCCATTCGTATAGCTTCGCGCTAAAAACTCCTTAGAGACCATTGAGGCGAACATACGTTGCGACACGTTGGCGGCTTTTGCCAGGCGAGGCGCTTCGCGGTGCGTGTAAACGAACTTCGCAAAATCCTGCCGGGTGAACTCCCGGCGAGATTCGCAGAACTTGTAAATGTCAAGAATGAACATCAATTACCTCATGAACGACGGGTTGATAAAGACTTCGGAATCCATCACGCAGATAAAGCCTAATTCCTCCATCTTCGGCAATAAGCGTTCCTTAATCTTTTTACTCACCCCGGCCTGGCCTTTGAAGATCTTCAGGTTGCGGCAGGCGTTATAAATGCCCTGGACGGTCATAACACCTTTTGCCTGCTTGCAACTACTGGCGATAACGTCATACAGCGCTTTAATTTCCGCTCCCTCACCAGCAAAGCCGGAAGAGTCAGCCGACGACAAATACGTTTTGCTCAATTCATGGAACATGATGATCGCTTCGTCAATGGTCGCCGTGTCGATCTTCTTCGAGCGCTTCCCGCCTGGTTGCCAGTTCCGGATCGTGTGAATCACGGAAGCCAGGCGCATAACCTGCTTATCAAACTTACCCATCGCACCGCGAAGCATAGTATGCGAATACTTTCCGCCGTCGCCTAACTCCGGTTCTAATTCCTGGCGGGCCTTGTTCAGTCTCCGCATGGCTGCATCCGTAACCTGCAACTTAACGTTCGACTCGCTCATAATATCGTGAATCAGCCGGAAGTAATCTGCCTTCAGTGACTGGTCGATCGGCTCATAGGTCGAATTCCCGTTTTCGTCGATGAACACGCGTTCGCCTAAACGGGTTTGCTCACGAACCAAAAGGAAACGCTCCGAGACACCGATCCCGCGAGAACCCGCCTGCATGATGGCGTCGATGGTTTCATCCTGTGCAATTACGCAAATGCAGCCCAAAGCCACGAATGACATGTTATTGCTAACGTCGGCACGAGCGATCGATACGTGGCCTTTATCCCATGCTTTGAGCACCAGTTCGCTGTTCGTCTTCTTGCCGCCGTCGTTGCCATACGTGATCCCCAAAAGGCTGTTAACCGCCGTCGCCTCATCAGAGATAACGGCAAAGTTGCCCTGGCGGTTGTTAATCTTCGCCAGGCCTTCCGGGGTGGTATCGGATACCGGGAAAGTTAGATCACATAATTTTTCAAGTTTCTCTTCCAGTTCGTCACGATCTTCGAAAAGTTTCACCATATCAGATTGCGATAACTCCCCTTTTAGCGCCTGCTTGTTGGCGGACAGCTTCGCCATGATTTTCTTACGCTCCTTCTTGCGCGACTCGTTAATGCGCTCGACTTCGGCGACGATCGGATCGATGGCCAGCGAGTTAATGGCAGACTTACCAGCGGAAGGCGGCTGCGACGTGATAACGTAAAGCGTTGTCGGTTGCTCGCTGCCGTGGTACTCGACCCAAAAGCGACCCATCATCGCGGCGGACACGGTTCCGAGAAAGTGCATGTAAGCGGATGATTCCGGGAACTGAACAGAACGCGCTGCATTTAGCGCCAGCTTGCCGACCACATCGTAATCATTGGCGATCGAGATTGTTGGGTATTTATCCGCGTTTACGTCGATATCTTTGGGCTTTGGCCAGAATGAAACGGAGTCACGATACCCGTTCGCACGAATCGCAACGCGCAGGGGACTGATCCCCTCCCTTTCTGCGATGGCGATAATATCTTGCGGCGATACGCGGTCATTTAAAAACATGCCCTTGCTCCTGATTGGTTAATCGTTCGGCTAATCATATGCCGTATTAAATCCGAGATCCAGTGATAATCTAAACACGCTTGAAAAACGCGCTTGGATTATCGGGGCGCATGGCCCCGAACCCGTCACAGGTATTTAGCTTCGAAAGTCGTTCCGTCCGATACACTGAAGCCAACCTCCTCGCGGTACAGCGTCCAGCGGCATCCGTCACGGTCGAAGATGTATCCAGCAACCGCACCGAGCGCACGACCACTTTCCACCTGGTAGCGCTTGCCGACGCTGAAGGATTTTTTCATCGGGTTGCTATGGTCAAGGCCGACGCATTTTAGCGTTTTGGTTTTGAGTTCGATGAACGTCGCAACCGCCGCTCCGCCGTCGCCAGCAATAAACAACTCGCCGCTAACGCCCACCGACAAAATAACGCGCTTCTTCTTCAGTTCGATGCTGTCATATACCATCATTGACACGTTGCCTTCATCGTCGACGCGGGCGGAATAAAGGTTGTTTTCATGGATGTTAACGGCACGGCTTGACGTGCATTTAATCTTGATTGACTTCGCCATTTATTTTCTTTCTCCCATCTCGATATACAGGTTAACAAGATCCAGAAAGTCAGCTTTATTTCTGCAACTCAATTTAAATCCAACGTGCGACTCAATTTTATTTTGCATCGCAGCCAGGGTTGCGCCGCCATTATTCATCCTGAGAACTTCGCGGCATACTTCGGCGAGTTTTTGAGATATCATTTCTTCACCACCTTTATTTCCATGCCTTCGCAAGCGGCCTTGATATCATTAATCAGCCGATTAAGCCTTAAATCAGTCATTACATGGTGATGACGAACATCAATAATCCCGGCAACGACTAACAGCATGACGGCAAAGATAAAACCACCAGGCCCGGACATACACAAAATAGTTAACATCATCAAGATAATAAATTTCATTTCCGTTTACTCCGTTGCGTTTCGATGGGGTAATGCTACCCGACTTTCGCCGGGTAGTTTTAGCAATTCGTGCTATTCTCGATAATTCGCCTGGAACACGGCGCGGGCAAAACCTCGCGGAGTAATGGAACGCAGCATTTTAGTCCTTTCTGACCTTCCGCCCAAAAACTTCCAGGCCCAAAAGAAATTCACGCCTTCTACTCCGTCCGGCGGAGGGAGCCGTTTCGGTTCGACAAATCCGTTTCCGTGCCATATGCACGTTTTCTTCGTGTAATTGTCGCAATGGGGCATCTTGGGATGCCAAACAGGCTCATCCGGAGAAACATAGCCGCCGAAGTCGCGCGGGTGAAAATAGAAGTCAGGCTTGCGCCATAGTGACGACAATTTTCCAACCGGGTTTTCGACCATCCAGGGGCAACCATACTTATTGCCTAATTGCTCGACCATCTTCGCATCATCTGCGGCTGATAGAACGTCATTATCTTCCCTTACGTGCTTTATTCCGCTATGCGCTAACAGCGTGCATGACGGGAACGCGAAAATGAAGTCAGGATCGGGAACGCCGAGAATCGATCGCTTCACGTCAAAATCCTTGTCGATCCAAATGTTAACATACTGGATATTGGGGTGAACCATTCGAATGCTATATTCTCCGTGGTCGCCGGAGTCGGCATTGAAGCAATACACCTTGCATCCCTTGATGGCCCACGGCAGGCCCATGATGCCTGAGCCGTCGAACATGCAGTAAATAACCTTTTCTTTCATGCTTTCCACGCCTCAATGAACATTCTGTTCGATTCCAGCGTCAGCGTGACGCCAGCCAGGGAGGACTGAACGAGGCGAGCTCCCGGAACCGTCCCGATGATGTAGCGGCCTTTCGACTTCGTGATCGTGATCTGAGTGAGGCCGGAGGCGCGGTTCATGCGGAGAACGACGCGGCCATGCGCGTTCAGGACGGCGAGAATGGAATCAGTCTTCGGATGGTTCATTGTGTAGCTCCTTCGCTTGTTGGTGTGGGGATAGTATGCCACTATCCCGCCATGTTGTTTTAGCAAAACGTGCTATGCCGGAACGCAGGTCGCGTAATCCTGGCTGATGTAGATCGTGCGCTGAACGCGAGGTTCTTTTTCGCCGAGTTCATGGATGGTAACATCGTTGCTTCCTACCCGGCACGGAACCGATCCGAAGATAAACTCGCCAGTCTGCTTGTCATTGATTTGCCATACATTACCGCCTTCCTTTTTGACCACCAGGAAAGGCGCATTGTCTGCGCTGAACTCTTCCGGGCCACGACCGTAGTAATACGTGATCGCAGCTTTAGCCTCAGCGCTGAATGCGTCGGTAACGTCATTGGTCGCCTTGTCGCGGATTGCCTTGATACGCTCTTCCGGCGATCCGATGATGTAGGAAAAGCTGTTAGAAATGGTAACTGTTCGCATTATATTTTAACCTCGTTTCGTTGGATAAAGTCGGCGACGTAATGGCATTCGATCGGGTTCTCGATACCAGCCAGCACCTCGCACGCCCCGTTATTCAGTAGCTGGCAATGCTGGCACTCCGCACCGCCAACACTGGCAATGACAATGGCGATCCCGTTGCACGAACCGCCGAACATTCGATGAGGGAAGGAGTAAGCATCACGGGTGCAAACCACCTCCCCGGCCCTCCGTTTCCTCATACCTGGCCCTTCTCAATGCAGAAAACCCAATCACGAGCGTCAACCGAAAAGCGTGCAACGCCGTCGAGCACCACGAAGACAGTAAATCCATTGACGCCGCGCCCCTTCTCGATAGCGGTTACGGTACGGAACAGATCGCTTGCGCCATATTGAATTTTATCCCCGACGACTACATCCGCAAATGCTTTCATGGTTGATCTCCTGACTGGTTTCGATGGGTTAAATATACCAGGCCTCGCGGCCCGGCGTTTAGCAATTCGTGCTTATTTCACTGTCTTCTTCGCTGCCTTGTACGCCTCTTTGAAGGCCGGAACATCTTCGACCGGAATCCAGAAGCCGGAGCCATAGCCATCATCGTAGCAAGGGCATTTGTCGCAGTAGTCGCCCCAGGTTTTCTCTTCGCCGCCGACAGAGAAGCCAGTGGCCATTTCGCATAACGCTTCCTCGACCGCTTCGATCTTGTCGGCGTCGCTATCCATGATAACGAAGTTCCACTTGCCGTTATACTTGCTGCCCAGGTTGATTGATTCGCGTTGAAGTTTCATAGCTTTAGCCCCTTTGGCTCAATTCGTTTCGTTGAAGTCATCATAGCAAAGTCGATCGGGTGGCTTTTAACAAAAAATGCTACTCCTGCGATTGCTGATTATTCCACCGATTCGGAATAGTGGAATAGATGGTGATTGCACCTGATTCCCCGGTGATTAGTTTTGACGAATCATGATTGATTTTGATTGTTTCATTTTGTGCAATGGGGTGATGCATTGTTTCATGATGTGCAACGAATTGCATAAATGTATGCACCATGCACGCAATTTGCCGATCGAAGCCAGCAAAAGCGCCAGGTGTGTTTCGCCAACATTTACGTCGTGTGGGAGTGTGTGGGCGGAATCATCTTACCTAAAATCTGCGCAAAAATTGACCAATATAAGCCCATATATAGATAGTAAGTATATTATAAATAATAATATTATTATTATTACTCTTTATCTTTATATATGTTTGGTAAGATTTCTCCGGGGAGGTTATGGATTCTCCTTGCGCAAGCCATAATTTTTAGATGTTCCGCCGCGAAAAAATGTATATAGGGATATATAGGGGATGACAGCAAATCTTACCAAACACGCCGAAACCCTTTGACGGCGCGGCCTGCGGCCTGTATTATCACCTTCCGAAACATTACCAAACGCCGTAAATGTGGGGGAAACACAAATGCAATATAAAGGCTATGAGTTCGAAGAAGTCGACGTGTCCGAGTGGATGCGGTACGACGCAGAAAAGCAAGCCGCTTACCATGAATGGCTGCAATCCATCACGTTTGGCGACGCCACCAGGCCAGCCGGACGGAGCCAGGAATCCGCGAAGCCGGAAGGCACATTCACTGGCAACCGCTCTTCCGAGATCCGGCGCATGTTCCTGGATGGCGGGCGGCGTATCCAGATGACGGCGGAGGAGTTCGTGGAGAAGTTCGGCGTTAATCCGGTCGACAACCATTTCCGCAGGCCGTTGCTGAAACTCCTTGAGCCTGGCGAAGTGTTGCGGGTGAGCCTGGGGGCGGGGTTAATCTCCGTCTTTACCGAGTTCGACGCAATGACTGGCTCAAACCTGGAGGCTGAGGCATACAGGCGGCAGGGCGCTATCTCTGAGCGGGAAAGGATTAAGGGTTTAGTGGCCGCTCTTGCCGTAGACTTCGCCGGGCACGCCCTGACAGGGATTTACAAGGCGAACTTGTTCGCGGCTATCGATCTTGGATTGACCGCCAGCGATATCAGCCAGGAGGCGACCACCACGAAGTAGCACTTTTTGTTAAAACCCGGTCAGAGCGATCGGGTATTATCTTCCCATCGACAACGAACCGAGGAAAGCGAAATGATTACTCTGATCACCTGGGAACACGAAAGCAGTAAGCCAGAAGTGCGCGAATTCGAGACCGTGGCGGCGTGCTACAATCTGGCAGCAAACGGTGGTTTTTACAAGGCGCAGATCGTTAACGAGTTCGGGGTTGTCGATTATGAATTTTAAGGCGAGCGATGTAAAACCTGGCACGGTCTACGGATCGCGCCTCAACAACCGCCTTTGGCGCTGGGACGGCGAAACTATGTGGACTAAAGGCGAGGGCGATGTTATTTGGCATGAATGCGGCTGGCCTCACCCCACAATGAGCCGCCTTGATATCGCTTATTATCTTTCCGTTGGCGATATGCACGAGGTGGAAAGATAGCACTTTTTGCTAAAACGCAGATGGCGAGATCCGGTATTATTTACCCATCGACAACGAACTGAGGTGATGAAGATGGATAATGTTATCAAGATGAGCGAAGTCAAGCCGGGCATGATGGTTAAGTTTGCTGGCAAATTTCGCCTTGTTCTCGCAGCAGATCGCAAGGCGAACATTCTCACTATTCGCGTTAATGGAAAGGCCCAACTCTTCGCGCCGCAGTCCGACATTGAAGTTGAAGTTCGTATCAAGTAAGCAACCGGGAGATGAGGATGAGCAAGAAGAATCCATATTCAACCAGCAATTACCATAACGAACACGTCATGCGCTGGCACTGGCAGAAACTCAAAGAGCGCTACCTTGCACGCCAGGGCAAATAATCGCAATAGCGCCGCTTCGGTGGCGCTATACCCCAACCACCAGCACGGCAAACGCCAGGAGGAATGGCCATGCCACGATTTTCAGCAACAACCAAACTTCGCACCTTCGCCGGGATGCCGATCCCATACTCATCAACCAAAGCCGTCCAGGGCAGCGAGCACGGCGTATATTTCCACTGGTGCGGCAAGTGGAGATTCACCGCAATTCGCGGGTTTTACATCACCTGCGATCGCGTGGATATCGAAGACCATTCCGGCGGAAACCAGATTCACGAGTTCAGGAAGCACGAATAGCACTTTTTGCTAAAACGCGATCGGGGCAATGCGTTATTATTACCCCATCGAAACTAATCACGGAGAAATACAATGAAATCTTGCGAATATGTCAACACACTTAATGGCCTGATCTACTGGCTGGAAGATGGCGCAGTGATGATGCGCAAGGATGGCGTAAACATCGCCCGTCAATCCAACATGACGGCAGAAACCTTCTTCGAGATGGTCGGCAACGATATGATGAAGCTGATCGAGGTGGAGCCGAAGGATAAGGGCATGACCATGATTCAGTTTACAGAATTCCTGTCGAGAATCGACAAAAGCGCCACGACCGCAACCGCACAGACGGCCATCCAGGGCGGGGCTACCCACATTGCCATCGACGGTAACGGCGACGTCTTTGCATTCAAGATGCGCCCGCGCCACTACCTGCCGAAAGATGATGACGCAAATGATTACCTTGGCGAATGGCTTCGCGGTTCGGAGCGGTACGGCCACATTGCGCGAACAGTCTGCTTCCTGGGCAACACTGGACGCGAGCATACAAACTGGCGTGAACTCTGCTACCGGATTCCGAGCCAATAGCACTTTTTGCTAAAACCAGATCGGGGTAATGCGGTATTATTACCCCATCGAAACAGAGGAGCAAAAAACATGATTGGCAACCACAACAACGAACTGAACGCAGCAGCCCACCGTCGCGCCGTCGAGCAGAACTTCAACGCGCTTAAAGTAGCCTGCGATGAGATGAAAGCAATGCTTGAACTGCCGTCATGGGATCCCCAACTCGAAGACTACTATGACGGCCTCCGCGTCAAGCGTGACGATATCATCAACCGCCTGCGCCTGGCTGGAATGTTCCTGTAAGGAGAACGCAATGATTCATGAAGTTAAATCCGGCGAGCAAGTAGTGGCCACCATCACGCAGCGCCACGTTGTAGCCTTCCAGATTAACATCCCTGGCACGTTCGATATGCAGTCGCTTGACGTGCCAGTTTGGGCCAACACGGTTGCCATTGATGCCGACGGCTCAATTTGGGCCTATGAGTCGACCGTTGAAAATGTTCGCCTACTGAGCTACTCGCCTGATTCATGGGTGGATAAGGGGCCGGGCGGAAACAAAATGGTTCAGGTGGGCGAAATGGCTCGCTTCCCTGATTGGGCAAAATCGAAGATTGACCTTCGCGGCCTGAAATAGCACGCATTGCTAAACGCCCGGTCAGAGGATAGTGCATAATTATCACGAAGTCGATTAACAAACAGATTATGCAAGGAGACAGAAGAATGCAGCAATTCAAATCTCGCGGCAGGGTATACAGCCTGCCAGATACCGCCACTCATGTAGCGCCTGGCGTATGCGTCGGCCTGTACTTTAAGGACGGCGGCAAGTGGTTCTTCATTGGCGATCTCGTGACGGATGATGTTAAGCCTATGCTTTGCGGCAAACATCGCGGATTCTTCGATCATGATATCGTGGAACTGAAGCCGCAGCGTCAGCCATTCGCTTTCTGGAACAAAATCAAAGGGGCGATCTTTAAATGAATCAATTCGAATTCCTGGCGCGGGCGCACCGCTCGCTTGCAATGTACGCCTTCAGCATCAACATGAAGATTATCAGCGTTGAGGTTGAGTTCGACAATATCAGCATTTCCGGCTATGTAGGCGGCTCGTGCCATGTAACAAAATTCAGCTTCCCATCGCTGGCCAGCCTGGAGCGTGAGGCGCTGGGTTTTTGAATAGCACTTTTTGCTAAACGCCCGGTCAGCAGATCGGGCATAATAGCCATACACCAAACAACGGAGATTCACCATGATTCGCACTACCAGGCCGCTACCCAATAACCTTTACGCCATGCTTGGGGTTCGAGCGGCTAGACTGATTCACGTCAACGAGGCTGGCAACGTAGCTATTTTGTGGTTTAAACGCCACTCAAGCGGGGTTGGCCTGAGCATTGAAAGATTCGGGCGCTTTAATGGCAACTCACAAACCCATTCCCATTGGGCGGATGGCAACTACCGCTGGACTCACGTTAAGCACGTAGAGAACTTCGACGCCAAGTCACTGAGCGACGACGACGCCTGGAAGATGGTAACAGACCTCTTCGGGTATGATGCCTGCATGGAGGTAGTTGGATGATACGTCTATCAGACTTCGACCGCCACTGCTTAACCGGGCAATTCGGCGAAAAGCCAGTGATGTGCAAGATCTCGAAGGTCAAAGGCGACCACATCGAGCGGGTCAGCACTCTTAGGGGGCTGGCGATGCGCAACCGCCTTTACATCCAGGCACGCGGCGACCTGTTCGCAAAGCAGGTTCATTTTGCGTATGGGGCAGGGTTCCACACTGGCGGCTACGGGATTAACCCAACGCCGAAAAAGGTTAGTCCGCGCGAGATAATCGAATGCGGCTATGTTTGGACTAACGGGATCTACTAATGGAAACGGTAAAAGTAATTTGCACGCACGCTGGCTATTCGCCGCTATCCACCTATTTCACACCTGGCCGCGAGTATGACGCCAGGTTCGGCCCCGGCCTCGATGAAGTCTGGATTTTGCAGGACGACCAGGGAACCACGGAAGACGAAGAATTCTGGCCAGCCTGCCGTATGCCGGACGAAAAGATCGCAATGTACGCCAATAGGCCATACGAAAACAACGTTCTATTTGAGGTGAAAGTATGAAAGTAAGCAAAAAGAAACTCGCGCTGTATTGGGCCTTCTTCCTGGCTGGCCTGGCCCTGCATGACCACATGGGCTGGCAGACGATCGGAATGCTGTGCATGATTATTGGCGTATGCCGCCTGTCTGAGATTAACGGGTTCCGCCGTGGGTATCGGGCAGCGTTCAGCGGCGAAAAAGAATAGCACTTTTTGTTAAAACTGCCGTAACGTCATTTGATAAAGTGGCGTTACTGAAGTGAAACAATCCAATCAGGAGCAACGCAATGAACGATAATTTAATCGCACTGCTGGAAGAACTGAATTCCTACGGCTGCGCATACATCGAGCTTTCGAGCGAGCAGGTTATTGAAGTCGCAATCGACGATGACGCCGGGTTCACCAGATTAAGGGTGGCGGCAGGGGCCGAAGAGGAATTCGAGGACTGCGGCATCCGTGAAGTAACCAACCTTCTCGAAGTTCACCAGGTGAAGGAGATCCGCTAATGAACACCGTCAAACTTATGGTTGTCAACGTGGCCCGCGAACGTGAGCTCCACCTTATCGGATGCGTATTCGATGCCGTCGAGGTCAAAGACCAAAAAGGCGAGTTTCATGTAATACAGGGCGGATACCTGAACGAATTCATCGTCAACCCGCTGGACACCGACGAAGACTTGACCATCCGTGTTGGCGGCGAGCCGGAAAATGCGCTTTTCCACCTGCGGAAAGTATCGAAGGCGTCGCAGCGCAAGTTGCTGGTTCGCGCACTGAAGCGCATAGCGAAGCAGCGCGGATACACCGACGCATACATCCGCAAGTTCGGCACGTTCGCTGGCGTAGGCGATTGGGCGCGGTCATGGGCCGACTTTTACTTCAACAAATCCGGCGAATTCTGTGCCGCGCATACGGACTGGCTGCATGGAACCGAACACGATCCCGTTAACGGCCACGAGTGGTACGAATTCATTGAGGCTGAATTAGACGCCCTTTGATAGCACGAATTGCTAAAACGAACGTCCTGGGATGGTGCATACTATCCCCACGCTAACAAGAGATGGAGCCTAACCATGAACACCACACAAATCATACACCTGATCCCGTCCGACAACATCGCCAATGGCGACTCCGACCCGCTGTTAAAAGCCGTTATTCGCACCGGGATCGATTGGGCGCTGAGTGATGCATCGTGCGAATCATTTATGCGTGAACCATTCTCACGAATCGCGGAGCTTGAAAAGCAGGTTGCTTTCCTGACTGGTGAACTTCAGGCGGCTATCGCCACGATCGAGAAGGTTCGGGAAATCATGCGCACCGAACCTGGCTATGACGTTGAAGATCACGCGCGAGTTTTGCGCATGATGGCCGACGCTTTCGCAAAGCTCCAGCAATAGCACGAACCACAAACACGAATCGGGGTTGCTGCATGGCGACCCCACCAAAGACAAGGAAAAACATCATGATTTACGCAATTATTGCCCTGGTGGTTCTTATTCTGGCCCTGTATGCGTGCGGCTGTTTCCTCATGCGGGCCTTCCTGAAATCTGCGGATTCTACCGACAAGGAAGATCTTTATCCTGTGCTTTGCTGGCCCTGGATTACACTTTCCGCCGTTGGCAGCGTGATCATTTCCCGCAATTTTAAGTGGTGAGGCGATAAATGAATATCAAAATGTGGTTCAACGGCTTTACCTACAACGTGCGCTTTCGCGGGAAGTTCTATTACTGGTGCGATGAGGGCGGCAAGCGCTGGCGGATTCGCCCGCACCAGAAAGGCGCGAGTTATGAGTTAGGCATTGCCGAGGCGCAGGGGCGCGTCGAGTGGGTTAAACTGAAAGTCATGGATGGCCTGCCAAATAGCACGAATTGCTAAAACCGATCAGGGGTAAGCTGGTATAGTTACCCCATCGAAACGAAACGGAGTTACAGCAATGAAAATCAAAATCACCAAAATCGACACGCTCAACGGCGACGGCTCAATTACCCTGGAAGAATGCGGCCTCAAAATCGGCGACGTTCTTGATGTCGACGGCCACTTCAATGATGGCTCATACTGCGTAATTGCCCCGCGCAATAGCGAATTTATCCAGGCTGGTGACAATATCAGCGTGAGCGAAGACGAATGCGAGGTTGTAGAAGAATGAGCAACAAGATTTGGGTACTGACCTACACCATTGGAACCAACGAGGGGCGCAAGTCGCGCCGCCTCATCTGCGACACCAAAGAGCGGGCGATTAGGCAGCAAACCGTTCTTGGTGGCGAACTTGTCGAGTATCTCCGCAAGCCTGAAGCGTTCAAGGTGAACTGGCCGGAAGGCATGGATATCAACGGCGCTTTAGCGAGCCTGCGTGAGATGCAGCACAACCCGAAGACGTGGAGCGATTTTCAATGCCTGCGGGCCGAGCCGGAAGTGAAGGCCGACCCGTTCACCAATATTCGGGAACAGCACGCGGAATGGTCGGATCGCCAGTTCGGTAACGTTGGGCCAGCCGGGCCGCTCAAACATCTGGCGAAAGAAGCGATCGAGGCAGCCGAAGCGCCGGATGACATTAGCGAGTTCGCCGATATACTCATGTTGGTATGGGATGCAACCCGCCGCGCAGGATTCAGCGATGAGCAGTTGGCTGAAGCGGTGGCGGAAAAGCTGGAACGGAACAAACGCCGGGCGTGGGGCGAGGTTAAAGATGGCGAACCCTGCCACCACGTGAAAAATTAACGAAATCGAATACCGTTTAAAGCGCCTGTAAGCCATTCTGGCGGGCGCAAATTTAAGGAGTGCGATTGTATGCCTGAATACTCAAAAGTCGAAGATATGCCGATTGGCGCAACGATTACTGGTATCCGCATGAGTGAGTCGGACGACGCCATCAATCCGCTGGCGTTCCCGGTTACGCAGGTTGAGACGGACAGCAGAAAAGGGTTCATCTTCATCTACAAAAATTTCAATAGTCCGCTGCGTGTTGAAGTGTTCATAGCTCGCGGAACCTGGGTAGAATGGGAGAAGGACAAATGTTCGGACTGAATGAAGCGCAGTACAATGCCGTGAAGCGCATAGCAAAGCAGATGGCCGCAGAAACAAAAGACGCCATCAAGAAAGACAAGAAGACTTACGATCAGGTCGCCGCGAAGATGATCGATAAACATTGGGCGCAAATCAACACGCTGGTTACTCGCGGCCAGTTCATCTGGATAGCTGGCTACCTGGAGGGCCGATTCGGTCGCAGGGATGGCGAGTACGAGTGAAAAATAAGCGAACTAATCAACCGCCTATTGACGCACTGTCGCTGACCGGGTATCGTGGTCACGTAGACACAAGAGGCGGCGATAGTCCGCAAGTCTCGCCCCGCTTAGGGGCTTTTATTGAGGGGTTATGATGCAGTACAAAATCATGCTCACGGCAAGGAAAATGGGTGGCTTTTGCAAATCCTGCATTCAAGAGTTCAGCATGACACTTGAGGCGAACGATACCGCCGACGCGGTGGAGAAAGCAAAAAAGAGATCCGGCGTTAATCTGGATACTCACAAAATCAACATAAACTACATAAGGGAAGTTAAGTAATGGTAACTCTGATTGTTGCTTTTTTAATGCTTGTCATAGGCTATCACGTTGGCGCGGCTCGCCTTGTTGAGCGCCTTTCAAAGCGGGTACATGAAGGCACTTTTGCTGCCATGATGTACAATAAGAAAACGGCGCGTTGGGAAAAAATTGGCGATCCGGAAGGCATCGCAAAACGAATTGCTTTTTCGCCGCTTCCGTATGTTGACTGTGAGCTATTTGTGAAACTCCAGAAGACGCTGAATCGGCGAAATAAACTGATATGACAAAAGAACCCGCTTCGGCGGGTTTTTTTATGCCCGCGATCTGATATACTCGCAAATCAACATAGAAGGAGGGTTAACAATGTCTGAAGAACGCAGAAAGCGCGTGACGAAATCACACTTTGAGGGCAACTTCAAAGCGCTATATGAAAAGGAATTCGGCGTCGTGCTGGGGCGCACGGCAGAAATGACGCCGGAACAGTTTTTTGATATCGCAAAGCGTTACTTCCAGTGGGCAGAAGAGAACGCAATCAAGGCTGCGGAAACGGCAACGTTTCAGGGCGACGTTAACGAGTGGGGCGTGAACAAACCGCGCATTTTCACACTTACGGGGTTAAGCCTGTTTTGCGGCGTAAACCAGTCAACGCTTGGGCGCTACCGTCACGATCCCAACTATGCTCCCGTCATGGAGTTCATCGACTCCGTGATTTATGAGCAGAAATTCCAGCTTGCTGCCGTCGGCATGATTAACGCTTCGTTCGTCGGTAAGGAAATGGGGATCGATAAGCCGCCAGTGCTGAACATCGACGCTATCGCCGGGGATAAGAACGAGATCACCGAAGAGAAGTTGGAGAAGGCAGTGACCAATATTCTTGATAAGCTGTAAGGGTCAGATATGAACGAAATGATCATTTGGGAAGACCTGTCGCCAGCCGATAAGCTGGCGATTAAGGCGCTGAGTACGCGCAACTTTTCGCTGTTCCTGAAGATCTGGTTCCAGATTATCCAGGGCGAAAAGCTGATGTGGAACTGGCATCACTCTTACTTTTGCCACACGGTTGATGAAATTATCGCCGGGAAGCGCAAAAGCACGATCGTTAACGTTGCGCCAGGCTCAACAAAGACGGAGGCGTTTTCAATCCACCTCGCGCCGTATGCGTATCTGAAATGCCGGAAGGTTCGAAACCTTCAGATCTCGCAGGGTGACGCCCTGTCAAAAGGCAACTCGGATCGCGTGATTAAGATCTTCTCATCGAGCGAGTGGCAGGAGCTATGGCCATCAAAGTTCGGGCGCAAGAAGATCGATGAATTTCAGGTAATGGACGATAACGACCGCGTAAGGCTGGAAATGGTCTCCCGTTCGTCCGGCGGGCAGATTGTCGGTAAGCGTGGCGGGTACATGACGCCAGGGTTTAGCGGCCTTATCGCGCTTGATGATATCGACAAGCCGGATGATATGTTCTCCAAAGTGAAACGTGAGAAAAACCACGTGCTACTGAAGAACACCATTCGATCCCGTCGAGCGAAGAAGAAGAAAGGCGATGAAACGCCGATTCTGTCAGTGCAGCAGAGATTGCACGCACAGGATTCGACCTGGTTCATGATGAGCGGCGGCATGGCGATTGACTTCGATCGAATTGTTATCCCGGCGATGGTAACGCGAGAATATGGCGAATCGCTTCCTGACTGGTTGCGTCCTGAGTTCGAACGCGACGTGCTTTCCGGCCCGTCGGTGGTCATTGACGGCGTAGAATACTGGTCATTTTGGGAGGACAACGAATCGATCGAGAACCTGGTTGCCTTGCGCGAGGCCGATCTTTATACGTTCCTTTCGCAGTATCAGCAGGAGCCAATCGCCCTGGGTGGCAACGTATTCAAGTCGGAGTGGTGGCGCTATTACGGCGATTCCGACAAGGCGCACGAGCCGCGCCCGGACAAGTTCGAATATACGTTCATCACGGCGGACACCGCGCAGAAGGTCAAGGAGCTAAACGACTACTCTGTAATGTGCTATTGGGGCAAGTATCGGGATCGCGTCTACTTCATTGACGGAATTCGCGGAAAATGGGAAGCGCCAGATCTCCGCGTTCAGGCCGAAGCATTCATCAAGCAGTGCTGGCGTCGGAACAAGGAGTGCGGAAACCTTCGCAGGATCTACATCGAAGACAAGGCGAGCGGTACAGGTCTAATCCAGGATTTAACGAAGGCGGTAAACGGCATGGGCGAGATCGTCCCGGTGCAGCGCGATAAAGATAAGGTCACTCGCGCTATGGATGCACAACCAATCATCAAGGGTGGGCGTGTAGTGCTGCCGGACAATCACCCATTCGTTGCAGAGCTTGAGGCGGAGATGAGCGCGTTTACATATGACGATTCTCATCCACACGATGATATTTGCGACAACGTGTTTGACGCCGCAAACCTGGAAATGAACCTGAGCGACGATCCTGTAGAGCGAATGAAACGCCTTGCGGGATTGAAAAAGCTTGGTCGCTAATACATAATGTGGGCCTGACGGCCCACACTTAAACAAGGTTGAAATATGAATAACATTAAGATGGACGACTATAATCAAATCTTTAATGGTGGCGCTGGTTATGCGTCAACCCTCGCGTCTATCGCGGCAAGATTTGGAACAATGTCGCAGGTTGAAGAGTTCTATCATGAAAACGGCATGGCGAAGAAAATCGTTGACGTGATCCCGGAAGAGATGGTCGCTCCAGGCTTCCAGCTAAACGGCATTTCAGATAACACCAAGTTTCAATCAGAATGGGACGGGTTAAATCTGGAGCCGCAAATCACCGATGCTCTTTGCTGGGCGCGGCTGTATGGTGGCTCCTACGTCCTGGCGATGGTTAACGATGGTCGCGCGTTGACTTCAGCAGCGAAGCGGGGTAAGCCGCTCGAATCGATCGTTGTTTACGACCATGATTCAGTTTCCGTTGCAGAGGAGGAAACCAGCCCACGAAGCCCACGATTCGGAAAGCCTAAAATGTACGAGGTGAAGCCGCTAAACGGTGGGCAACCGTTCAAGGTGCATTATACCCGTATGCACTACATCGACGGCGAGCGAGTAACCAACAAGGTGCGCAAGCTAAATAATGGTGCTGGTGGTTCGGTGCTGAACAAGTCGATCATTGAAGCGATTCTTGACTATGACTATTCGGAATATCTGGCAACGCAGCTACTGAAGCGCAAGCAGCAGGGCGTATGGAAGGCGAAAGGCCTGGCGCTAATCTGCGACGACAAGGAAGGCGAGTACGCCGCCCGTTTGCGCATGGCGCAGGTTGACGCTAATTCAGGCGTCGGCAACACGATCGGCATTGATGCTGACGACGAAGAATACACCGTGATTAACTCTGATATTTCAGGCATCCCGGAATTCTTGTCCGCTAAAATGGATCGGATTGTCGCCCTGTCAGGCATTCATGAGATCGTGCTAAAAAACAAAAACACTGGTGGCGTAAGCGCAAGCCAGAACACGGCGCTACAGACGTTCTACAAACTGGTTGACCGCAAGCGCAATGACGATTACAAGCCGCTGTTAGAATTCCTGTTACAGTTCATCGTAACTGAGGAGGAATACAGCGTCGAGTTCGAACCGTTGTCGCTGCCTACCGATGCGGAGAAAGCGGATATCTTCCAGAAGAACGCCAACGCGGCTCGCGGCCTCGTTACCGACCAGGTTATTGACGCCAACGAAGCGCGTGATACTCTGTCGGCGTTGATTCCTGAACTGAAGCTAAAAGGCAACGCTCCGAAGCAGAAAAAACTTCCGGATCGCGCCGCTGGTTCAGGGAAGACGCAAAGCGCAGAGATCTTAAACAACACGGAGGCGGATGATGAAAGTTAACGGCAGAATACCAAACTGGCGTTATCCTGAAGCAAGCGAGCGGGATTTGTCCCGCTCAATGCATGACGCAACAACCGAACTTGTCGTCGAGATGCGCGATCGCTTAGACCGCCTTAAATTTGACGCCACGGCGGAGGAGATTAGCCAGGCGGAAGGCGATATCAGCGAATCGGCCATCGTGTTCTTTTCCGCCGTAATTGCGGCGCTTTCCTCCATTGGGTTGACTATCTATAGATTCAATTCTAAACAGTGGCTTGCAATTGCGATCGCGGCTGGCGGGCGGAACAACGAATCAGTTATGCGCCTTAAAGAATTCGGCGCTGGCGGTTATGAGGACTGGTATCAAGACTCTTTGAGGAAGTGGGAAGATACCGCCGAAGCGTCGATCAGGAAGCTAGCAAGCGATATCGTTGCTGACTGGACGACGAAAGTTAGAACCGCCAACAACATTGGCAAGTCTCGCCAGCAGATCGATGAAATCATCGAAGGGCGCTACGCGATTTATGGTAGCTGGTCGCGCAACCGGGCAAGCGGAATCATCGGAACTTTTAACAGTATGTTGATGATGCAGCGCCTAAAAGATGCTAAAGTGTCGCATTACTTTTGGTTCGGCATGATGGATGACCGCGAGCGCGAGAGCCATATCAAGCTAGAAGGTAAGCGACGCCCCGTTAATGGTGACGGCATTTTCCCCGGTGAAGAGTACGGTTGCCGTTGTTGGGCGGTTCCAGATTTTAACAATGTAGAGGTATCATGATGAAAAGAGTTCAAAGGTTCGACACGGTAAAGATGAAGGCCCGATTCGATGAGAACGGCTTTCTGGTTGATACTCCGATCGTGGCACGTATCGGTGCGCAGACGTACCAGACGCCAACCGGGCCGCGCGTCGAGTTCCGCCCGCGTTCTGAGGTGTTTGATGCTGAATCGCTGGTCTCATACCAGGGCAAGCCGATCACTTTAGGTCATAAGATGGTGAACGCACAGAACGCAAAAGGCCTGGTGGTAGGCTCTTGCTCCGGCCCTGGGAAAGAGGACGGGATCGGCGTTCTTGTTCCGGTGATGATTTACGATGGTGAGTCGATCGAGCAAGCCAAAAAGCGCGTAGCGGCTGAGTTATCCGTGGGCTACACTTCGGTCGATATCGATCGCAAAGGTTGGGGCAATAACGCAACTGGCGAATATTATTTCGACGAAGACCTACCGGAAAACTTCGAGGAGATGAAAAATGATTCCTTCTCTGATTGGGTTCGCTTTGATGCGGTGCAAACGAAGATTCGCGTGAATCACGTCGCGCTTGTTTTCCGTGGGCGAGCAGGGATTGCGAAATTAAATCTTGATAGCGAACAAGAATTCCCCTATGATGACGACTCAAACCACAAAGGAGCTAAAACAATGATCATTAAAATTGACGGCGTAGATGTTGAAGTGGCCGATAACGTAGGCGCTTACATTGCCAAACTAGACGCGCAAGTTGCATCTGCAACCAGTCAGGTAACGAGCATCACCGCAGAGCGCGACGCACTTCAAACCAAAGTTGATGGCATTGAAGATGAAGTTTCCGCCCGCGTTGCTAAAATCAAAGCCGACGAAGACGCAAAACAGAAAGTTATCGCGGTTGTTTCTGCCGCTGGCGTCAAGTGTGACGGCCTGGATGTTAAGGCAATGAAAGTTGCTTACATCAAAGAGGTAGACGGTCGTGATCTGTCTGATAAAGAAGATTCGTACATCGACGCTTCTTTTGACTTTATCGCCAACTCTGATAAGATGGCTGGCAACCGCTCGAAAGTCTTTGGTAAGAAAGAAGACAGTGAGCAGAAAGATAAAGGCGGCTTACCGAAACTTGACGGCACCGAAATCATCGATCCGCAGGCAAAATTCCGCCGCTAATAATTTGCGGCCTTCGGGCCGCTACCAGACCAAATAAACAGGAGATTCAAAATGGCACAGATTACAGCTTCTTATTCCCGCAAGCGTGATATTGCTGTAGCGGGGCAGATCGCTGATACGTCACTTTACAATATCGATGGCACTTGCGTTGCTGACGGCGATATCAAAGCTGGCGTACTGGTGGCTTCCACTGGCGCGGTTTCCAACGGCCACAAGGTCGTTAAGCCAGCGACCGCAGCGAGCGACGTTATTGTAGGTATCGCGCAGTTCTCGCAAGCCTACTCGCCTGAAGGCAAGTATGACGATGAGAGCGCGGTTAACGTTATGACTCATGGCCGCATTTGGGCGATCGCAGACGCCACTGTTACAGAAGCAGATTGCGCGCTCGGTTCTTTCGTTACCTTTACCGCAACTGGCACCGTAGCGAAGGGTGATGCCGGGGTTATCAAAACTGGCTACAAACACACTGGCGAATACACCAAGAACGCAGATGGCACCGTTCTGGTGAAAGTGCAGGTGCTTCAGGGCGCCGTTGCTCCAGCGGCTGCAACTGGCGACGCTGGCGCATAAAGTAAGGGGCTTCGGCCCCATTTTTGCACCAGAAAAAACCTTTGACGGCTTAACGATTCGTGATATTCTTCATCTCGTTAAGCCAAATACACAAACAGGAGTTTTTCAGATGACTATGAAATTAGATGCATTCGAACAGAGTGCAATTAAGGTCGCAATGCAGGGCATGGGCGTCGATGCCGCAAAACTGGATGCTTACGGTATCTGGACTGTTAAGCAGATGACTCAATTACTGAATCGCCAGTATGAGCAGGCATACCCGCAGACCAGCGCACTTGAGCTTTTCCCGGTAACTACCGAGATCTCACCGACCGCCCGCCGTTTTGAGTGGCTCGAATTCGATGGCGTAACTTCTGCGAAAATTATCGCCGATTACACCGACGACCTGCCGACCGTTGAAGCGATGGCGAAAGAGAAGTCAGGTAAAGTTTTCCGCCTGGGTAACGCGTGGTTTATTTCCATCGACGAAATTAAAACTGGCGCGGCGCTGGGTTCCAGCCTGAGCGATCGCAAGGCAACTCTGGCCCGCGAAGGTCATGAGACGCTCGTTAATGATCTGGTGTTCAAAGGCTCCGCTCCTCACGGCATCGTGAGCGTTTTCGACCATCCGAACATTAACCGCATGACCGCCAGCGCGGCTTGGGGCGATGACGCAGCAGCGGCTGAAAAGGCATTCGAAGATCTGGAAGACCTGCTAAACCTGATCGAAGAAACCACGCTGGGCCGCCATCATGCAACGAACATCGTGATTCCGCCGTCCAAACGCCGTCTTCTGACCAAGAAGATGCCGGACACTAGCGGCGACTCTTATCTAACCTGGTTCACCAAGAACCACCCGAACATCACCATTACGGCGATGGCGGAGCTGGAAGATATCGACGGAGCAGGCACCAAAGGCGTGCTGGCATACGAAAAAGACCCAATGAACATGAGCATCGAGATCCCTGAGCGGTTCAACATGCTGCCGATGCAGCCGAAAGACCTGCATTTCAAAGTTCCGTGCACCTCCAAATGCACTGGTCTCATCGTTTACCGCCCGCTGACTATTGCGATTCTCACCAGGATTTAATCAAAAAGCGCCTTCGGGCGCTTTTTTATTGCATTGCATTCTACAATGTGCTTTAATTTGAAACCTAAAGTAAACCAATGGAGCATTAACAATGGCCAGTAAAAAAGAAACCGTAGAAACCGTCGAAACCGTAGAAACCACCAGTGCCGAACAGGCGTCGCAGGTTGTTCAACTACAAAACGTTGGTGCATGTGCAATTCGCTATAAAGGCAAAAATTACGTCTATGAGCAGGTTTTTGAAGTGCCGGAAAACGAAATCGACCGCTTCCGCCACGAAATCTTCAAAGGCCGGGTCGAATTCTACGACAACCCGAAACGCACGCGCGAATACATCGCAGCAGTGAAGGCGAAAGCGAAAGAGATCGTGCAGCCTAAAAGCGCGGAATAACAAAAACCAACAAAGGGCGCTTCGGCGTCCTTTTTCATATCAGGAGATCGACCATGAGTTACACAATTCAAGATGTGATCGATAAAATGCGCAGCCTTGCACCTCCACTTAAAGAAGTTCCAGATGAACTGCTGTCTGCATGGGTTGTGCTTGCCGAGGAGTTCGTTTGCAAATCAAGGTTCGGGGATTCCATTGTTATAGCGATCGCACTTATGGCCATGCACCTAATGTTTTTGGATGGCGCAATGAAGCAAGAAGGCGAAAGCCTGGAGTCTTACACGCAGCGAGTGGCATCGTTCACCCTGACCGGGGAGTTTTCCCAAACCTTCGATCGCGTGTCGGCGTCAAGCGATAATGAAATGCTTTCTACGCCGTGGGGCAAAATGTACTGGCGTATGCTCAAAATGCGCGGCGGTGGCTTCGGCCTGCTTACCTCCGGGAACGTGCGCCGCTGCGGAATTGGTAGGTGATCGCTATGAACTACAAACAAATCCAGGCACGCGCAAGCGCTGGCATTAAGTTTTTCAGTGACGCTGACGGCGTATTCAACAAGTACACGAAAGGCGCTGGCGGCGGAATCGATCCGGAAACCGGGGAAGATATCATTCCTGGCGAGGTGGTGACGACAATCAAAGGGGCGATCAGGGATGTAAATGATCGTGATATCAATGGCGAGACCATCCTTGCTGGTGATAAGCGAGGATTCTTCACTCACGACGTGCCAATCATGGAAGGTGACGAAATCGAAGTAGACGGTGAACGCTATCGCGTGGTTAATTCTCGCCCTGTAAAGCCAACAGGAACCGTTGTTGCTTACCGTCCAGTTTTGCGCAGGGTGGCGACTTATGGCTAATTACACCATCCGGGAGTTCACAGGGGCAATTGATGCGTGGTGTAAGGCCGCTGGTGATGCGCTGGAGGACGTTGTAAGGTTTACGTGTGAAGATATTCACCGCGACCTCGTAATGCGTTCTCCGGTGGATACAGGGCGCTTCCGTGGTAACTGGCAAATCACCTTTAACCGCGCCCCGCTTTACGCGATTAACGCATATGACCAAACTGGCGAAAAGACGATCCAAAACGGTAAAGCCAACATTGCACTATACGCAAAAGGGGCTGGGATCACTTCGATCTGGTTCAGTAACATGCTAATCTATGCGAACGCGCTGGAATACGGCCATTCAAAGCAGGCTCCCAATGGCGTTATGGGCGTTGTTGCGATCCGGTTGGGCGTTTATGTTACTGAGGCAATCAAGCGAGCGAGGGCTAAAAATGCATTATGAAATGGCGTTAAAATGCAAGGCGGCAGCGGCTAAGTATGCCGCCGATATCGGACTACAGATCGCGGGTGATAACGTTGATTTTAAGCCACCAAAACACGGTGAAACTTATCTCAAGTTCTCCTACGTAGAAGCGGATTCCAGATCTGTCAGCCTTTCCAGAACTTGCCGCGTTTATCTGGCTATGGTGCAGATTGACGTTGTTTTCAAACCTGGGATCGGAACCGACGCCGCGCGGCTAATCGCGCAAAACGTTGCAAAATCCTTCCCCGAAGGCAAGGTTGTTGATTCTGAAAGTAAGTTATATGTGAGCGAGTGGGCGGAAGTTTCCGGCGTGCAGAAGCATGAAACTGGTTGGTTCTTCCCGGTTCGGTTCACAGTAAGATGCGATAGCGTGGAGGAAAACGGTTATCTATCAACCTGACCGATCTTAGAGGTGCTTATAATTTCTTGCCAGTCTGGAAATATAAGGGCATAATGGCGGTGTAAAACTTTCATTCAAACAGGAGTATTCAACATGCATTTACCAAACGGTGCAAAGGTCTTCTTTGAGAAGGCTCGCGGTGCGGAGGTTCCGTTTACCGCAATGACCAACGACGCGAAAAACCCAAAAATCACGGTGGCGGACGGCAAGCTGAAGGTGAAAGATATTGTGATCTTCACCGATTGCACCTGGGGCGACTTCGTTAACAAGGTGGCTCGCGTAAAAGCAGTGACAGCAGGCGTGGCAACTCTGGAAGAGTTCGACACCTCCGACACGAACAAGTATCCCGGCGGCGCGGCCACTGGTAACGTGAGCGTGATCACTGATTGGGTCGAATTGCCTTGCATTCAGGATTTAGGCAAAGACGGCAACGAACAGCAGTTCTATAACTATCAGTGCTTGGGCGATGAGCGCGAACAATCCGAACCTACTTACAAGTCGGCGGTGACGCTTAACTACACGTTTGCGCACGAGTACGATAACGCGATCTACCCTGTGTTGCGTTCAGCCGACGCCAGCAAGCAGGCGAAAGCGATGTACATGTATATCCCGCGAGCTTCCGAGGTTCGTTACTGGTCTGGAATTGCATCTTTCGATGACATTCCTTCCACGGCTGTTAACGAGATGGAAACGGTAACGCTTAACATTGCGCTTAAAGGTGCTCACGTCTTCCTTCCGGTTGCCGTGTAATTAAATGGCGGGGCTTGTGCCTCGCCTTTTTTTGTGCATAATATCGAATAACATAAACCAATCAGGAGTTAACAAAATGGCCAAGTTCAAAATTCAAATCGGCGGCAATCTCCCTTCTTTCAAGCTGCCCGTAACCTTCACTTGCCCCGATGGCAAAGAAGCAACCATCACCATGACCGTGAAACACCGCTCCACCGATGAGATGAAAGACTTCTATGAGAGCGAAGATAAAGCGCCAAAGGGTAACGCCGAGTTTATCCGCTTCATGGCTGAAGGTTGGGATCTGGATGACGAATTCAGCGATGAAAACATTTCCTGGCTTTGCGCTCACTTCCCGGCGTTCGTCATGGCACTGCCACAAACTTACATGGCCGCGCTTGCGGGCCACCGTGCAAAAGTTTAAGGCGGGCTGTTTATCTCACGCTTCAGCCTGAGCTAACCGATCGCCAGCTTGCCGAGTACGGGTTAAGGCGATCGGATTATGAGGCAGATCTTGAAACGATCTACTTTGATGAACAGACCGCCCAAAGCTGGCAGCTATTCCAGGCCATGCAAACGCAGTGGCGCATTGGGATGAACGGCCCAACGGGGCTTGACTATAATACATTGCCTATGCTCTTTGAATTGTATAAAATCGACAATCGAGAAGCGGCATTACTTGACTTGCAAATCCTTGAGGGTGAATATCTGAAGGAGATTTACAAGAAATCAAAATAAGCGCCTACGGGCGCTTTTTTCATATGGGGGCTAAACATGGCTGATAAAGTAGCTGGGTTGACGTTTGGCGTTGACGTTTCGCAGGTTGATAAAGCGGTACGATCACTCGCAGAACTGAAAAACCAAAGCCAGCAAACAGGCGCTGGCCTACAGTCACTTGCGGATGCTGAAAGGCGGGCCACGGCGCAGACCGAGGAAATGAACCGCGCGTTGCAGCGCCAGAAGCAAGAGACAGATAAATCAAAAACCAGCTTTAGCAGGATCGCAAGCGCCATCGATCCCACGATCTCAAAAATGGCCAACTTGCGCAAAGCTACAGAAGAACTTGATAAGGCGTGGGCTTTGGGGCTTGTTCCAGATAAGGAATTTTTCCGCCTGGGAGCCATCATTGAATCCACGACCAACAAGCTACAGCGGCAGCAGGCGGCGCTAACCGAAGAAGGTCGCGCAGCAATCGCAGAGGCGGAGGCAAAGCAGAAGGCGGCAAACGCCGGGCGTGATTTTGTAGCCAGCCTGAAACAGCAAGCAGACTCGATCGGAAAGACTCGCGCCGAACTGCTGGAAATGAAGGCGGCGCAATTGGGCGTATCTGCGGAAGCGGCCCCGTTCATTAACGCGCTAAAACAGCAAGAGCAGGCGTTAAAGAAACAGCAAAACGCTATGGGCCTGGCTGGCATTTCTGCCGGGCAATATAAAATGGCCATGCGCCAGTTACCGATGCAGATCACTGACATTGTAACGTCGCTTGCTTCAGGTATGCCAATCTGGCTGGTTGCGGTGCAGCAGGGCGGGCAAATCAAGGACAGCTTCGGAGGCTTGAGCAACACTTTTAAGGTGTTGTTGAGCTACATCAACCCGCTAACGGTTGGCGCTGCGTCGTTGGGTATCGCCCTGGCGGCAATCGCTAAAGCTGGTTATGACTCCTGGAAAGCGCAACGAGAACTGGCGAATGCGCTGGTGCTGACTGGTGGCTATGCTGCGACCACCACCGGGCAGATCACAGCCTTAACCGAAGAGATTAACAAAAACTCATCGGCTACGATTGGCAGCATTCAGGAAATCGCAACATCGCTCGCCAGTTCTGGTAAGTACACAATCAACCAGATTAAGCAGATCACGAAGACTACGGCGGAATGGTCGGCGCAGACGGGTGAGAGCGAGAAGACGATCACAGGGTATTTTGATTCGATCGCAAAAGACCCTGTTAAGGGGCTTGCCGATCTCAATGAGCAGTTTAATTTCCTGAAAGAAGGTCAGCTAACCTATATCGAGTCTTTGCGCAAAACTAAAGGCGAGACGGCAGCAGTAGATGCGGCGACAAAACTGTTTGCTGATACTATGGATAAGCGCCTTAAAGATATCGCGGACAGCGCAACGCCGCTCGAAACGATGTGGACGGATATTAAAAAATGGGCGGCTGACTCGTGGAAATGGGTAGGCGATCACACGGTCGGAGCGCTAAACCTTATCGTCGATACGGTTTCCGCGATCATTAACACGATCAGGAAACTTATTGCCGATGGCGACGCCATGATCGCGCAGTTCATCGTTGACGCAGGCCGGAAGCTGCAAAAAATTCCAAGAATGGGCGACTTTGGCAATGAATTTCTGGCGCAGCAGGAGCAGCTAATCAAGGACTCGAAAGCGAAATCCGACACGCTTGCAAAAACCATTGCGGAACAGCAAGCAAGGATTGCTAAAGGAGAAATGGGGTACATTGACGCCGCGAAGGATAAAACCCTTTCCGGTGGGTACAGCAGCAAAACGAAGGATCGCGTAAATCAGGAAGAAAAAGATATCCTGAAAAACCGCAACGCCAGGAAGCAGCAGGTAGACGCGGGCGTTAAAATTGATGAGCAGTATCAGGCTGAACTGCTATCGCTACAGGCGCAGCTAAAGGTTTTGCAGCAGCACAAAGGGCTTGACGACAAGATCAGCCAGCAGCGCAAGGACTACTTCGAGACGGTCGCCAAATTTCAGGTTTTGGAAGAGGCAAGCCAGAAGCGAAAACTGACCCAAAGCGAACAGCAGATGCTGGCGAACAAAAAGAATATCCTGTACATGGCAGAGCAAAAGGCCATTGTGGGAGATCAGATTGTTCAGCAGCAGCGACTGAACGCCTTGCTTGACAAGTCGACCAAGTATCAAAACCAGATGGCGGAGAAAACCAAAGCGCTACAGGATACCGCCGGAATGAGTAGCAAGGAGCAGGAGAGATACCGGGCCAATGCGCAGATGGCGGCTGACTGGAAAAACAGCGGCGGATCTTTAAGTGACCATGGATTTAAAGCCATGCAGGCCGCAAGCGATAAATTCTACGCACAGCAGGATGCGCAAATGCTGAACTGGAAGGCCGGGTTCACTCATGCGTGGGCTGACATTGGCGACGAAGTTAATGACGTATACACCAACATCGGGGATATTACTAAAAACGCATTTAACGGCATGGCGAGCGTGCTGACTGATTTTGTTATGACTGGTAAGGCCAGCTTTAGCGACTTCGCAAGAAGCGTTATCGGTGACATTACCAACATGCTTATCAAGATGGCGCTGTTTAACTCGCTTTCTGCCGCGTTTGGTGGTGGCGGTGCGTTCAGCTTCGCCAACATGTTCAGCAAGGGATTTTCCGGCGGTGGTTACACTGGCGACGGCGGGAAGTATGAGCCAAAAGGCGTTGTTCACGGCGGGGAATTCGTATTCACCAAAGAGGCGACGCAAAGGTTAGGCCCGGAAAACCTGTACCGACTCATGCGCGGCTATGCAAGTGGCGGCCTGGTTGGCGGTAACGCAAGTTCAGGATCTGGAGTAACCAACGGCGGCAATGTTGCGGCGTCGGCTGCGATGGTGTTCACTATCGGTGACATTAACATTACGATGGGTTCCGGTCAGGATAGTAAGGGCATGGAGCAAGGCGTGAGGCAGATCGTGAACGATATGTTCACCGAGGCTTTGAGCCAAAACGGGCGCATTGCGAAGTTCGTCAATGAGAAAACGAGGAGGTAGTAGTGGATTCCTTTAAATGGTGTACACAAATTCAAGGAGGGGCGGCAAAGGTCGCCATCTCCAACAACATTCGATCGATTGTTTTCGGAAACGGCTACATCCAAACGGCATCGAGCGGAATTAACACAAAGCGCAGGACGGTTCCGATTGTTTATGGCGGTTCAGATTGGGAGGAGGTTTATAACTTCTGTCAGGATCACGTAACAAAGCCTTTTGTGTGGAAGGCACCGGATGGAAGAATGGGCGTATTCGTCGTAACTGCCGACTCCGTTAACCTTGCGCCGCATGGTGGCGGGGTGTTTGAGGTAACGGCTGAATTCGCCGAACGCTTCACTTCAGCCGGATAATCAAAAAGCGCCCTTTACGGGTGCTTTTTTTTGGCCTATGATCTGGAGTCAATTAGAGGAGGGCTTACGATGACAGCCAATGTTTCAAAAGAGTTTGCGAACTGCTTACAAAAACTTTTCCCCGGCGAGATCCTAACACTGATCGATATCGACGCCACAAAGTTCGGCGGGCAGGTCTACCGATTCCATAACGAGAACGTCGCCTATACAACCGAGGAGCTTTTGGCAGCGGTTAACGGCGGGACGCTTCAGCCCAAGATGATCACATTTCGCGGCGAGCAGTACGGCCCGCGCCCGTTCGGCCTGGGCGGGATCGCAATGTCGAGCGATGGCACAGTGGAAAAGCCAACGCTGACGGTTAGCAATATTGATGCGCAAGCGAGTGCTCTTATTCGCGCCTATAACGGCCTTATGCAAGCCAAAGTTACGGTATGGGTTTTGGTCAAGGAATTGCTACAAAACGACGGCAGCGTTAAAGAGGGCGATTTTAGGCGATTTGTCTACTACATCGAGCGCCCAAAACAGGTCGACCCGCAAAAGGCAACGTTCGAATTAACATCCGTGTTTGATATGGATGGATTAATGATCCCGGCACGCCTAACGCAAACCGTTTGTTATTGGGCGCAGCGTGGGTGGTACAAGTCTGGAAAAGGCTGCGACTACAACGGGCAGAACGGATACTTCGACAAGTTAGGGAACATGGTTGACGATCCGTCGCGGGATGTTTGCGGCGGTCTGGTTTCTTCTTGCAGGCTTCGTTTTGGTAATGAGCCGTTGAGTTTCGGCGGTTGTGCGACAGCAACGTTAAAGAGTGGTAGCTAATATGTTAACTCCAAAGATTAAAATGCAGATCATGCAGCACGCGAAGGAAGTCTACCCGCACGAATGCGCCGGGCTGGTAACGCAAAAATCACGCGTGCAGAAATATCACCGACTAGACAACGTTTCTCCAGATCCTGAGAACGAATCAATGCCGGATGAAACGCAGTATGCGATGGCGGCAATGGATGGCGAGCCGATCGCCTTCGTTCACTCCCACACTGGCGACGGGGCAACCACCGTTCCGAGCGCCACAGATTTATGCTTCTGTGATGAATCTGGCTTGTCGTGGGTTATCGTCTCCATCCCGGAAGGCGATATGCGAATCATTGAGCCGAAGCGCCGCCCGCTGATTGGTCGACCCTGGGCGCTGGGGGCTTACGATTGCTATGGCCTTATTATGGATTTTCACAAGCGCCACGGCGTAACGCTAAAAGATCGGCGGGTTCCGTTCGAATGGTGGAAGCCGGAATACAAAGAGAATCTTTACCAGGACTACTGGCAAGAGGACGGGTTCATTGAAAACACTGGCGAGCCTGAAGTTGGCGATATGATCATTTTTCAGCTTCAGGCGGAGAAGTGGAATCACGCGGGGATTTACGTTGGAAATAACAACATCCTTCATCACGCATATGGCAAGCTGTCTCGCCGGGATATCTATTCTGGATGGTACGAGCAGCACAAGGTTTTAATTTGCAGGCATAAGGAGCTAAAACATGGCATCACATACAAAGACGATTAAACTATCTGGCTCCCTGGGTCGTCGGTTCGGTGTCTTCCACAAACTTGCGGTTGATTCAGTCGCTGAATGTATCCGGGCGCTGTCTTACCAGATTGAAGGGTTTAAGCCGTTCATGCAGAGCAAAGTTGGTTCAAACATGCGCTTCGGCATCATCGCAGACGGAAAACCAATCAGCACGGACGACTTTTCTACTTTCGCCGTTGCAAAGGAGATTCGAATCATCCCGATCCCAAGAGCCAGAAAGAACGGCGGGTTGTTGCAGGTCGTTATCGGAGCGGCGATTATGGTTGCGGCCTTCTTTACTGGCGGCGGCTCGCTGGCGGCTATGGGCGCTTTTTCATCGGCTGCATTTATGGCTGGCGGCTCAATGGTTTTGGGTGGAGTAATGCAGATGATCGCACCGCAGATGGGCGGCAACATGAGGGCGAGCGAATCGCCTGAGAATAAGCCATCGTATGCGTTCGGCGGGCCGATTAATACCACGGCGGCGGGTTATCCAATCCAGTTGCCATACGGTTACAGATTGGCTGGCGGCGCATTGTTCGGTTCGGGATCTTACGCAGAAGACAACAACTAA